TGGCATCGATGCCATACAACTCGGTCAACTGACTAAATGGTCTAGGCCGATCGTCACTAGCATTGAATATCGTTTCGAACATAGTGAAACCTTTTAAAGAAACTGAGGGGCATAGTATAAAATCGCTAACTTTAAACCGTTAATTCTAACTATTAGCCCCTCTGGTATAGCTTGACATTTAAACACGTGTTAGGAGAGCATTCATGCGTGCCGATGTGATCGCGGGGACTACCCATCTGTACAACGACAATAAAACCTTGGAAGTGACCATCGGTCGCAACAAACGCGAACTGATGCCGTTTACCACCAGTAAATCCGGTCGCCGCAACTTGTATAGCGTGTACCGATATACCCACCGGCAGCGTTACCGGTCTGCATCTGGCGGTGACATCTACCACCGTTTCCAGCACAATCTCGCAGCGATACACTTCGTGATCCGTAAACCCCCGGCGGACATCACCCCGGCGATGGTCCGAGAAGTACTCGATATGTTACGTGAGCACAGCGGTGAGTTAAACGGCGATGTGTACGACGTCGTCGTCAATGACACCGTTACGATAACCTACGACTACCGGGATGACCCGAAGCGCGACTTGGCTACCCGTATCCTAACCAAGCGACATTGAGGAACAGTTGTGGTCGTGTTTGAAATCAGTTGTATCGCAGTGATCTCTTTGGTTACTGTTCTCAACCTGCGTATCCTTCTCAGCCTGCGCTACACCGGCGATCAAGCGGCCCGCGTGGTAAATGCGTACAGCGGCAAGCGCGGTTACCTGAACCTACTGCTTTCGGGATTCCTGATCGGCTGGTCGTACAATAACGACCAATTCGGATTCCTGTTTGCCTTTTCCATTTTCGTCATCTCGACCCTGTCCATTTGCATTGGCTATTGGTACTTGTACAGAGAGACTACTGAGGATGAGTTCGATGTCCACCCCTAACAAGGTTAGCTGTATTTATCATGCTGATTGCCTGGATGGCTTCACCGCTGCCTGGGTCGTAAGTCACCACTATCAAAATAAGCTGCGTGCGGTTCCAGCGGTGTACAATGTCCCGCTCGACACCAGTGACTTCGACGGTGACACGGTTTACATTGTTGATTTCAGCCTACCCGGCGCCGAACTCGACGCGCTCTGCGCCAAAGCGGCCCGTGTCACCGTGTTGGACCATCACCAAAGTGCTGTCGACCGTCTTAACGAGTATTACAGCAAACACCCGCGCCCGGATAACCTAGAGCTGATTCTCGACACCAGTAAGTCGGGTTGTCGGTTGACATGGGAGTATTTCTATCCCGATGCGAAGCGCATTCCGGGGTTGATCTATTTTGTCGAAGATAGAGACCTGTGGAAGTTTCAATTCAACCACACCAAAGCGATCTGTGCGGCGCTGTATGCGTCGGAGATGACCTTCGACAATTGGACTCAGCTTTACCGTAACTTGGAACATTTGGCAGGTATTGAAAATGTGGCAAGGGCCGGCAATGAACTGCTGGCCAAAGAGCAACTGGACGTCCAATGGCACCTGGAACACGCCACGCAGATCTGTTCCGTCTTTGGCTACCGAGTACCGGTGATCAACGCACCCAAGTACCTGACCTCGGTTATCGGTGACCGCGCCGCACAAAGCGCGCCCTTTGCAGTGCTCTATTACATCCGGTCGGATGGCCAGTACCAGGTTTCGTTGCGCGCTCGCGCCGGTACCGTGGACGTGCGCAAACTGGCTGAACGTTTGGGCGGTGGCGGTCACCCGAGTGCCGCCGGGTTCGTCGTTAGCCCGGAAGTTTGGCATCTGACAATCTTGGCTGAATAAAAAGGAGAGGCATACAGGGAGGTGGATATCCACCTCCCTGTATGCTGATTCCATGTTTTTTCAAACCTACATTGTTCTTTTGACAGTCGACAATGGTGTTGCTGTCGTTAACCGCTAAGGAACTATCATGAAAGCAGTATTGATGATTCTCTCGGGTCTGTTTACCATAGTGGGCCTTCTGGCCCAGATCCCTTATGTGCGTGAAGCAATGGTGATCATTGCGCTGCTGGGTCTTTGTGCCTATGCAGTGTACTACAGTGCCGTCAATCGCCACCGGGGTGAATGGATACTGACAGTGTACTGCGCCGCTGCCAGTTCGCTGGCCTTGATCGCGATGATCGCGATGGTGCAGACTATCGTTGCGCAGGAGGGCTTCCTGACAGCTGCATTGCTCTTCAGTCAGCTGGCGGCTGGCTTTGGTGCAATCAAACTACTGTCGATGCGCCGCGCATCGACCTTCAACGACATTCGCCGCTAAGGAGAAAGAAAATGCAAATGGACGTTAGCCAGTATGCATTCTTGAAGCAATTCTCCGATGCCCCGTTCAGTGGGGTATTCACCGAAGAATTCCACAAGGCTGGGCATGAGATCCAGCAGTGGGCCCGTCTGCACGGGTACTTCGGTCGGCGTATCGCCTGCACCGTCAATGGCCGCAAGGCCATCTTCGTAGCCGGTTCCACCGGCTACATCGCGTTCTACGAGTACGGCGGCATCCAGGTGAGCGTCAACTGGGTGAAGCTTGAAGTGTTGCTGCGTCCGAAGTACATCGGGTTCCTCACCGAAGCGGTCCTTTATGGGGTCAAACTGGAACGTCTCCTAGAAGCCTTGGACGATGCGTTCAGGGGAAAACCAGTGATCAGAAAGGTCAATGCCCACATCAAGGCATGGGCAGATTGGATCGTCCGCGAAAAGAGTTACATGCAACTGGACCAATCGCTGGAAGAATTCGACCAGCGTCAAGTCAACCTTTAACCATTTTGGGGGACTTCGGTCCCCCTCTTATTCCTCTAGGAGAAACATCATGTTTGTATCTAATCTTATCAACCGTATCAACGGCACGATGCGACTGCTCACCATGAACCTAAATCTTGACCTGAGCGAACTCAGGCTCAATGACAACATCGACCACCTGGGTCGTGAAATAAAATCACCGTCTGCCGAGTGCATCGGTGATTTCTTTGAACGGGTTCAGACGGTCAAGAAGATTCCCTACAAAGAATCCTGGGCCAACGGCACTGGGTACTTCAAAGCAGCCGCAATGCACGAGGACTCTGACATCCCACTGGGATTCTCCGCATTCTTTTGCGACCAGGGCCGCGCCGCTCTGATCCACAAGACGGAGGAGCATCTCACCGTGGGGTTCGAACGGTATGCCGGACGCACCCGTCCATTCTGCGCCAACTCCACCATTTCCCATTTCCCGAATTGCATGGACCATGAGTCCATGAGTGATTTGGTCAATGGACTCGTGGTCCAGAATTGGAGTTAATGAGGGAGGGCTTCGGCCCTCCTTTCTTTTTTTCTTTGGAGACGGCATAAAAGGGAGGGCCGAAGCCCTCCCTGTACAGGCAGCTGTGACTGACGGATAACGCTTCCCAGCGTGACCACCAGTCGAGAGAGAATGGCCGGATCACCTCCTTAGGTGCAATGCGAACATTGCCTGTACATACAATGGGTTAAATCCTATGTAGGCCATTTAGGAGGTTACATGTTTGAACTTATTTTAAATAGTACTGGGGGACGAATACCCAGTGCTCCCGGCCCGAGCGAGTTGGTTTACGGTACCATGGATTTGGGTATCTTCGGCGATGTCGAGGGACCATTCATCCAAGTCGAAGATATCGTTAAGACTTACTTGACCCTACCCGATATCACTGTCGATACGAATGTACGCTGGGTCAAACTGGCCTATCAGGGAAAGATCCTTTATTTCCCCGAGAAACCTCTGGCCACCGAAGCCACGTGGAAAGCCTTGTATTCGTGTGGACTGGTGTACGGTGAACCGGGTCCGGGCGCGTATCCCCTGACCCCAATGGTGGATCAAGGAAAAACCTTTCTTTCAAAAATTAATGGGCGATACGAGCAATTCCGTATTCGGTTGATATCGGGTTCATTGACCGATCCGGCTACCGCCGATACGACTGGGTCCGAATGGGATCGATTGTTTTATAGGTTGTATTCATCTTCTCCTAGCGCTATTTGGAACTTCAATTCCAGCGGCATCACCAGCAGAATTCTAACCAAGGAAGCGTGGGCGGCTACGTTGGCTAACCGTCTGGTCGTTTACATTAATGGTAGTACGGCTACAGGGCTTTCTACCACCGTTAATGGTCTTTGGTTCCCGGTGCTCGAATACATCGAATCGCCAATGGAAGGATTCCCTGCACCTGTCATCCTCGATAGAGTAAACACCGATTGGGAAATGATTGCGCCCAACTTTGCGAATACCGGACCGCAGGTCATCCGTCAAATGTCCTACGTCAACAGCGAATTTACCCCCGTACTACCTTCCTTCCAAGGAGTTGAATAATGGCCACTACGTTACGCTGGATAAATCCAAGCAACGCTGAGATCGATGTTTATCGCTCAACGGAGCCACTGGATCGTGCTGCGCTGGGTGAACCGGTTGCCCGCCTCCCAGCCGGAGCGATAGAATACGTTGACACTGGGACGCTATTTGGTTTGACCTATTACTACGTCATCGTAGCGCGTAAGGGTGAACATCAAGCAATATCCAAGGTATATGTCATCGAGGACGCCCCTCGTCGCGGTACTGGACCAAACAAACTACAATATGGAAATTTTGATTACGGATATTTTGGTTCCTGTACATCGATGGATTTTATCGACACTCGTCGGTTGATGAATGAAGTGGGCCTCAATGCCGGTATCGTTAACGTCGAAACCCCTATCTGGCACAAGTTCATTCGCAATAACAAAGTGATTTTCGTTCCAGACAATACCTTGGTCAACAGCATCAGCTGGACTACGCTTTATAACGCAGGGCTGGTGTACGGTATTGATGCACCTTATCACGAAGGGCAACCATACATTCCCAACCCTGCTCCCGTTAATCAATTGAAAACAGTGACCATCGAGGGTGACCGCTATATTGTCCGGTTGATGCGCGGGTTCAGTGATGATGTTACTGTTGAACCGGCGGCTAACGGTACAGAGGACAATAGTGCGACCTGGCCCAGCAATGAATGGGATGACTTCATGTACCCCATGTCATCCAAACAGACCCCCGTGAAGCAGCGCATGCCCAAAGTGGCACTTATGGAAGTGTTTGGCTACACCGCAGTGCAAGAGTTATACAGCTCTACCACAGTAGTTCGGCGCGGTGCAAGCACTCTGCCAACCGGATACGCCAACGTCAGCATTAATGTAGGTACTGCCTCGTATATCTGGCGTCCCGTATTAGAACTCATAGAGGGAGGTAACTGACATGGCGATCCGACTCGATTGGCCTGATGCGAATAAGGCCCGGTGCACTTCGATTCGTGTGTTTCGATCCACGCAATACATAAACCCGGTAGAGTTGCCAGAGCCGATAGCGATCCTGTCCCCGGACAGCACGCAGTATCTGGACGAGACAGCGCTGGCGAGAGTGAGTTACCATTATCGCCTTGGGTTCTTCAATGGCGAAGATCGCTACCTGACCCAAGATCAGATCTTTGCTTGGTACCCGACCACGGGACCCGGCAGCAACACGTTGATCGGGGGTACGTGGGAAGAAGGATATTTCGGCCAAGTGAGCCCTTCCGATTTCATTAACGCGGCGACACTGCTGTCGTTGCTCGGAAATCCCGCGGACATCACGGTGCATAAGGAAACTAGCTGGAAGTGGTTGAAATTTGTTCTCGACCAGAAGATCCTGTTCATCCCTTCGTCATCCATCCTCTCAGCAAGATACTACTCGTATTACCATGCTGGCTTGATCTATGGAATTGATGACGTAGGCCCTAGTCATTTGTTTCACTCTGGCCTCGTCCCTACCAATCAGCTGCGCATTATAGAAGTCGGGGGTCAGCAGTATAAGGTCCGCGCACCGCGAATCGACAACGGTGATCTGAGCGTTTACTTAAAGTCCGAGCTGGCCAACGGCGGCGAAGTTCGTCGAACCCTGTACCGTTGTGCTGCACCGACCTATCGTGAAGCCGGGACACCGCCACTGGATCACTGGGATACTCTGGTGACGAATCTAAAGGTCCCTGCACAGGGCATGGCCCTGAACAATTCAGCCGCTGCGTTTAACATCAATTCGAACCCTGCAACTCAAATAAGCTCTGCTACATGGGACGTCGTAGCGTATCTCCTCCCGGTACTTGAGCTGTTACCGTAATAAAAAATAAAACAAATATACATTATAAAGGGACAGTGGATTCACTGTCCCTAACATTAACATTCGGAGTTGTTCCATCATGAAACTGAAGTCCCCGGAAAAGTTCCTGCCCCTGCTGGCTTTCTTTGCTCAAGAAGAAAACAAGGTGGTATCGATGCAGGTCACCAAGGTCAGCGCTGACAACGCTCTCACCGTGACCAACAGTGATAAAACGATCTCGCTGGTGATCGAAGTGGAAGAACCGGTGGAAAACCTGGCCCTCGTCAAGTCCATCGGTATTTCGCTGGACAGCGGCGAGATCGCCGTGGAGTCCGTCATGGAAGCCGTGTCCACCGAAGCGGTCGAGCCCGAAAAGCAGGCTAAGGTCAAGAAACCCACCGGCGGTGTTGGTTGCAACCGTCGCTTCGACGCCTGGAGCTGATTGTACAGAGGGGAGCCGAAGCTCCCCTCCCTATGACGTTTTGAGGAGTTCCCCTCGTGACTTGCATCGTGCACCATCAACGCGTATTGTACGCCGATGACCTGTTCATCATTCCCGAAGACAAGTACCGCAAATATAGTGGTCGCAAGGTTTTCATCTCGCGTGACAAACGCTTTGCCTATGGGGTATCCGGCGAAGAAATGATCGGCAAACGCCGTGCGTTCCTCGAACGCACCATCCGCCATTACCTGGATGCCATGTACCTGACCACCATCTCGTTGGACAAAGTGTACCAGCAGATGTACAAACGTCTCAGGGAGCAAGGTATTGATGATTTCCCTTCCATGCTTTGGATGACCCATGACAGGGCTTGGAAGATTACTGCCGACGACCAGTTTGAGGTCACTCACGTTACCGCTGCCGTAGGTACCGGATCGCACTACGCCTTGGGGCGTCTGGCGACCGGTATCGATCCACTGAAAGCTATGCAAGGAGTCCACGAACTCGATCACCTAACCGGTAAAGACATTACCGCAATTAAAGCTGAAGATTTGAAACCTTTCTTTACCGAGGAAATCAAATGAACCTCGCTGTCATTCATGGTCGGTCAATCGGGTTTCAACACCCGATTCAGCGATTGCTGTCGCGCGCCGTACGCACCTTGGGTCAGCGGAGTTGGAAAGAGTACCTGTCGGAATATGGCTGGGCGCTACCCTACTCCAATTTTCCAATGGATTTCACCCTGTTCGCCGACAAGAAACAAACCCTACCGATTCACTTGACCTCCGAAAAGACCATTCACGACCCCAACTGCTATGGCTGGATATTGGTGGATCATCGGGGCAATGTATTTGACTACATTGTCAAGCATGTTTTGGTCGGATCGGAAAATCGACTCTATCATGTAGTTCATCAGATTCCGATCGGCAATGAACTGACCAGTGTGGTTTGTAACACCATCAGCGCCCGTGAGCTGGTCGAGGGGTATGTCTCGGTCGACAATACCCCCAAAGGGGTAGAGCGGGCCTGCGATCGATTCAGGATCGGTAATGGTGCCGGGGTCGAATGGGTGGACATTAGCACCATCGTGAAAGAACTCAATCATCGCTATCCGCGCAACGCGGAGTGACGGCATACAGAGGGAGGCCAGCGCCTCCCTCTGTATGTTTTCTTTTTTGCCTAAAGGAACTGTTCAATCTGCTGATTGAGCGATTCCATTTGTGTGGCCCACTGCTCGGGAATCCCTTCCGCAAAGTTCTCAAGGGTCGCTTCGATATCCTGCGGAACCTCGATACCCATGATGGCTGCCACACTGGCCTTACTCCACTCCATGATATCCTTGGCACGGGTGGAGATGTTGGGTTTCTCACCGGTGTCCAGAATCATGTTGTAGACGTGCACGGTCTGATCTTGACCGATGCGCAATGCACGACTGATCGCCTGTTCCCGCTCATGATCCCTGAACGGCTGGTTAGTCAGGATGATGCAGTTGGCGGCGGTGATCGGTACAGCGGTGCTCAAGGATTGATAGGTCGCCACCAAGGGGTTGACGTCCTCGTCCTTGTAGAACCGATCAACGATGTTGGCCAAGTCCTTGTTGGTTCCCCCGTGCACCACCAGCGGCATGTACCGCTTGCCTGACATGTGTTCGGCGATCTTGTCGACCACTTCCACATACGAGGAGAAAATCAGGGTCTTCTTGATCGCACCATCGACGATCTGTGGAATTCCCATGTTCTCGATCATGTCCAAGTGACACTGCACGCGCGCCTTACCCAGAATACCGCCGAGGGCTTCACCCAGCACCTTGAGCTTCAGGTATTTGATGACCGATCGGACGCCCTTGAACGGCTTGCGCAACTCTTGCGGTAGGCTGGGCATGATGTTCTTCAACTCGTAACGGTTGCAGAACATGGCCTCTTCCTTGTGTACCACCGGATCGTACCCTTTACGGATCATGGCCACGCAATCCTTGTAGTACTGGAAGTCCTTCAGTTCATGACTGCGCAGCGTGGATGCGTGGATTGCCAAGCACTTCTCGTACAGTTCGGTGAACTCCTTCATGTTCTTTTCGTAGTATCGAATCCGTTCGTTGATGAAGGCAACCATTCGATCCCGGATGGCTTCCAAGGTGTAGTCGGCACCGTTCTTGATCGACACCTTGATCGTGTGCTCCTCAAGCTTGTTCTCGACGATGGTGGCTTTGTCCACCTTGAAGGATACCAGACCGATCCGGTTACAGAGGATGTCGTTGGCCTTCTTAGCATCGCGACCAAAGATCTTGCGAAAGCGCTCTTCGGCATGTTTGCTGAAGAAGGGGTCCACGGTGGTGAGGAACGGGATCATCTCCGAACCCATGGCCTTCACCGGCGTACCAGACGACCAGAGAACGTGACGAGATCGGGTGTGCCGACACAGTTCGATAAAGAGCTGGGTGCGCTGCGACTTCACATCGTTGAAGTTGTGACATTCATCCAAGATGATGACCGCATTCTTGCACCGGATGCGCTTGGCCAGCTCCACCGCCCGATCCAGGGCCTCGTAGTGGAACACGTAGTACCTATGACCTGGCTCCGGTACGCGTTCACCGGAGAGCGAATCCCAGAAACTGGGTTTCTGGGTCATGTGTTCCTGCAAGGTTGCTGACCATACCCGATCCACTGCGTTCTTAGGGGAGATGATAAACACTACATCCCCGCCGACCACAGACGCCAGCGCCAGCCCGGTCAGGGTCTTCCCGGAACCTGGCGCAGCGGCCAGCAACATGCCATTGAGGTTGTAGGTCACCGTGGTCTTGTCGTACATCTCCAAGAACTCGCGCTGGTGAGGCATCAAGGACAACCCAATCTCTTTCAGTTTGGAAAAGTCACACGGGCCTTTAACTTGCTCATTGTCAATATTGGCCAGCCACGTTTCCTGTTTGAGGATGTCGGCAATCTTCCGATAACCCCGTTTGGGGTACATGCAGCGCGGTCCTGGTGCCGCCAAGGTTTCGAAAATATACAGGACATCAATGGCAAAGAACTTCGGAAACACCAGCTTGTGACGTGTCATCAGATTGAACATAAAGTTCACGACTTTGCTGGTCTGCCAGTGGCTACCAATGTCCCGACTGATCTTCCATGCATCAATTCCTTCAATTATGATGTGGGTAGAGGTTTCATTCACCTGAATGATCCCCAAGACCCGCGAGATGGCAGCAAACATTACTTGACTCCTAATAAGGACGGGTAAACCTATAGAATCTTACCGAAAGGTGCTCATCATGAGTGTAAATAACGACGGGTATCGTACCCGACTCAAATCCACGCTGGAATCCCTGATGGTCCAAGGCAAGGGTCTGCTGGCCCGTGGCAATGTGTCGTTTGAAGAGCTGCAATCCTTCAAGGATGTCGGCGAAACCCTGCTCTCCGGTACGGAACACAGCCTCGTCGGTACGGACACCGAAAGTGACACCGATGAAACCACCGATATGGAGCTGACCCTTGAAGCGCTGTCGGACATCATCGATAAGGTGGGTGAAGACGCCGTCTACAGCCCCGAACACTACCAAGCCCCAGCTGTGCAAGAGCTGATGAAGTTCCGAGCGACCGTGGAGGCACTGCGTGAATACACCAGTTACCTGACGGCAGAGCAGGAAGCGCAGATCCGAGAGGAGCAGCGCCGCGAAGCACACAACACCGGCGCCACGTCAGGTCCCAGCCTCGCTTGGGAGCTTACCACCGGCCTACTGAGTGCGGTGCTCAATGGCGGTTCCGGCATCGCTGCGAGCATGCTCTCCCGTGAAGGTGACCCCTTTGAGCAAACCCTTGCCCTCATCGACCGGGCGATCGAATTGGAAAATCGTAATTTTTTACACGATTGATCCATGATCTGAGGAATGATGCAGCCCCCTAAGCAATCGTCGTTCCTCGACGCCCCGGAAGTGTTCACCGGTTGCACTTCGACCAGCTGACCGCTGGTAGCGCTCTCATCTTGCCCGCTGCTGAGCGCTCGTAAACCGGTCTGGCAGACGTCCGGCCAACGCCTGCAAGTTATGACTCTTGTTCAGTTCGGAGTTCGTAGCCTCCAACATCTTCGGAATCGCTCCTTTTCGAGGATGTTGGGGGGTGCACCACCGAGTCCCTCGACCTACCTCCAGTCCAACGACGGATAAGGCATGCCGATAGAGGGACGAGAGTATAAGCGCTGGCAATCGGTATTCCTCCTGGCGGTACCGACCAAGCCCCCAGCCACCCTTAGGCGAATCCGAAAGGGTTGGCGAGTCAGGAACGATTTCTACGAATACGGGAGAGTGGCTACCCTCCGCAGTGACCTCAACGTTACCCTATCGCCACTCTCCCGTTCCAAATGTAAAACCAACCACAATCATCCAAGGGTCCTGCGATAACCCCCGGACGGTTGGTTTTACACCTAACACGTCAGCGGCTCCGATGTCACCTCCTTCGGATTGCCATGTCCCCCAAAGCGCCGCTGACGTCCTAATACCGTCGCACTATTCGAAAAAGACCGACGTTAAATAGTCAGAAACCTGCCGCACGGGCAGGTCATAGCCCGGCGTCATCGAACGCCGGCATCCCTTGCTGTTACCGTAGAGGGGATGAATTAAGCGCTGGTAGCCGACCGTCAATTGGCGAACGCAAACGGTACGACCTGTTAAGGTGACGCTTGGCAGGTAAGTTGTCAAACGATCTTTACGACTGCCTTACAGTGCAGAGTAGTTGATCTTCTAGTTGGCAGCCACTGTGACATTCATCCAAGGCCGGTACCAGCCCGATCGAGTGTCCAGCAGGGTGCTTTCTAGGCATGGGAAGTGCTAGGTAGGGGAATGCGCGCAAGCGCCGTGGACGGGGGACTTCGGTCCCCCGTCTATGTCGTCTCCGATTGGATTTCAATTGTACATTATGGCTGTGACAGCATTACCCTATGGAGCATGTTCATGTCCAGTGTAACACCCAATCTTGAATCGGAGATCGCGGAACTCACCGCAGCGATTCGAAAGTATGACGACTATTACCACAACCGCAACACCTCTCTGATCAGCGACGCCGAATACGACAAGCTCTTGGAGCGTTTGAAAGAACTGGAGCGCCTGCATCCGCACTTGGCACAGCCGGACAGTCCGACCAAACGGGTGGCTCCAGTCGTAAAAGGCTACCTGCCTAAGATCCAATTCCGCATGCCTATGAAATCACTGGATAAGGTCTTCACCTTGCCAGACCTCGTACGGTTCATGGATGGAGCCAACCGAGAAGCGGGGATGGATTTGACCTATGTCATGGAGCCGAAGCTCGATGGCTTGGCCTGTCGGTTGTTCTACCGGGATGGCAAGCTGGTGGAGGCCACGACCCGTGGTGACGGCTCGGAAGGGGAGAATATCATCAACAACGTCCAGATGGTCAGCAACATCCCATACCTGCTGCAAGGTCGCCGTAAGCCTTATGAGCTGGAAGTGCGTGGGGAGCTGGTGGCCGATCTGGAACTGTTCGGGCAACTGAACGAACGCCTGATCGCCTCGGGACAAAAGCCGTACGCCAATGCCCGGAACTTCGTGGCTGGGAACATGCGTCAACTGAAGCCGGAGAATGTCTTCGGTGAAGTGATTCGCTTCTATGCCTACGAAGTAGCCACTGGTGGGGAACTGGCCGAAGATCATTCACTTGCCATGACTTCGATCCGCAGCTTCGGCTTCGATTGTGTCGTGGGTCGACAAGTGAAAACGCATAAGCAGCTGGAAGAAGCAGTAGAACACTTCAGGAAACTGCGTGAAAAGAAAGGGTCTGTGTTCTTTTGTGACATCGACGGAGCAGTGCTGAAAGTCTCCTCTTACGGGATTCGTCAGTTACTGGGTGACACCAGTCATCATCCGCGTTGGGCGGTGGCGTTCAAGTATCCGCCGATGTCAGGGCTAAGTACCTTGGAGGACATCGAGATCACGGTGGGTCGAACCGGCGTACTGACCCCTGTCGGGAAGGTTACCCCGGTGAAGATCGGCGGCGTACAGATCACCTCGGTAAACCTAGCCAACTTCGACAAGATCGAAACTCTCGGGGTCTCGATTGGCGACACTGTCGAACTGGTTCGTGCCGGGGATGTGATTCCGGATGTCGTGTCGGTTACCAAGAAAGGGATCGGTGAAGCCTTCAAGACTCCCACGCACTGCCCGTGTTGCGGAACAGAACTGCAACGCAAAGAGGTTGAGGTCTACTGCCCGAATGTCCACGGTTGTGTTGACCAGCTCAAACAGAACTTGGTGTACTACGTCAGCCGGGAATGTGCCAATGTGGTATCGCTAGGGTCGAAGAGCATCGATGAACTGTGGGATAAGAAGGTGGTTCGTAAACCCAGTGATTTGTATCGTCTGACGCTGGAAGACTGCGTAGAGGTCATCGGTAAGGCGAACGGGACCAAGGTTTACGAATCCATCCAGAAGTCTAAGGGCATGAACCTTGAAAAGTTCATTCAAGTCTTAGGCATTCCGGGTATTGGTAAAAGCACGGCGGCGGCCATCGCGGTAACCTTCGGTGAAATCGATGCCCTATCGGCGGCAGAACCCAAAGACATCTGGGCTATCGACGATATCGGGGAAACCACCGCACGGGCGTTCTATGACTTTATCCGAGATCCGGTCAACCGTAAGGAACTGGATTCCTTGTTGGAACTCGGGGTTACCTCGGGTAAAGCCACTGAACTGAAAACCGGACCATTGTCCGGTCAAGTCTGGTGTGTCAGTGGTTCATTCAATCGAATGAAGCGCAGCGAGATCCTCCAGTACTTTCTGGACCGTGGGGCAACGGTTGTGGGGAGTGTAAGCAAGAAGACCACGCATTTGTTGATTGGCAGCGATCCTGGCAGCAAGCTCGACAAAGCCCTGAAGAACAAGTGTGTGATCATCGACGACCCAAACTTCACCGGCTTGTAATGCCTAATAGACAGAGGGGGCGGTAATCCGCCCCCTCTGTCTGCTTTCTTTTATTTTTGTACCAGTAAAACTAAGTATGGACTTAACCTAATCATGTGTGGTTTCCTTTAAATGAGGATAATACACAACGTCCCAACGACGAGGTCCATTACATGCGCATTGATCTGGCTAAAAGTGCATTGGAGAACCTATATGCACTGATCAACCAGGACGCCAAACGTCCTGACTTGCCCGATGTGACTGAGGTCGATGTGGTCCTTTCTGCCCCCTTGGCGGATGAGCAGGAAAGGACCAATACCGTAGTGACGGCGTCCGCTACCCCGGACAGCCTTAATTACCTCGGTAACTTCGAATTCCGTTACAACCGGGTACCTCTGAATGCGATTGCCACCGCTATCACATTCGAACTGTCGGAATCCGACACCCTCGACCTTATCAAAGAGCTGGCTGCCCAAGAACTGGGCGTGCTGGTAGATGAGGTTGAACTGAGTATCTCCGAACTGCCGGACTACTCTTACGGTACCGTGATCCCGGTCAGCCTGCGCGCCATTGAAGGCTCTTTCGCCTATGTAGGCGAGCGCGAATTCAACCTGATCGACCGCCGCAAGCTCGACCTTGAGGCAGTCTTTACCCAGGAAGGATTGAACGGCTTCTACCCTGTTGAATACATTCTCGACGATTCCGGCGCCCCGCTGACCGACGAGAATTCCGAAGTGCTTCTGATGGAGTAAATCATGCCCAAGCTTACCGAAGTAGTTGAAAACGGCGATCTGCAAACGGCCGACCATGTGGTCGGTATCGTTGCCGGCAAAGTCTCTCGCATCCCCGTGGGTGATGTTGCCAAGCAGATGAAGCGGTACGACCTGCCGTTCTCGGATTCCACCGAGATCGACTTGGCTGCAACCCAGGTCTACCGGTACAGCGTAACCGGTAACATCGAACTGACCATCGCCAATCCTCCCGCTGCTGATCGCGCAATGACTGCGGTCATCATCTTCGAGGGTTCCGCCGGTTCCGTGACCTGGCCGGAAAACATCACCTGGAACGAAGACATCGCTCCGGTGCTGGCTACCAACCTGACCGTAGTTACGCTACTGTGGGTTGGCGACAAGTTCCTCGGTAACGTCAGCTTCAAGCAGTAAGGAGAAGAAGATGTCCGGTGAACTGATCAGTAAGAATTCGACGTTCGTTATCATCGAGTCGGGCGAATACCCGGTCAGCTTTTACCAGCTGCGCCAGAAGTTCCCCCGCATCTCGTTCCCCGAGCAGATCCCGGCATCGCTGCTGGCTGCTCTTGGCGTGGCTCCGGTACAACCCGTGGAACTCCCCGCCGGTGATGTGGTCACTGAGGCCGCCCCGGAGCTGATCGATGGCCAGTGGTTCAAGCGCTACAACGTCCGTCCCTTTAATGCCGATGAACTGGCAGAGAAGCTGGAACAAGCGCGTACCCGTTCGATCAGCGACCTGATGCGTTTGCGTGACAACGTACTGGCTAAGGGTTTCCCGTACACCGTCAACGGTCAGTTGATCCATATCCAGCTGCGTCCTGAAGACCGCACCAACCTGCTCATTCTGCGTACGCTGGCCAAGGAAGCAATTGCCGATGGGACGGAAATCACTCTGAAGTTCCGCCCCTATGAGAACATCAGTGTGTCAGTTACCCCTCAGCAGATGGCTGATCTCACCGATACGGCACTGGCCGAAGGCGAGAAAGCATACCAGCTTGGCTGGGAATTGCTGGATCAAATCAACAATGCTATGAGTCAGGATGAACTTCCCGTTCTCCCGGCCACCCTATTCGAAACCACGGGACAGTAAAAGATGCATATTGACATTCTCAAATCCGGCCTCGAAAACCTGTACGCCCTGATCAACCGCGATTCCACTCGCAGCGATCTGGCTCCGGTAACCGAAGCCGAAGTGACTCTGGGTACTCCCGCAGTAGTGAGCGAAGATCCGCTGTTTAACACCAGCGTCCTGGCTACCGCTGTGGCTGAAGGCCCCTACGTCGGCGAATACACCTTCAAGTACAACCGTCTTGCTCTGGAAGCGATTGCCACCGAGGCCGTCTCTTACACCCTGCAAGAAGGCGACACCCTCGAAACCATCAAGGAAGCCGCTGCTCAAGCTGCCGGTCTGCTTCCGGAAGATGTCGAGTTCGACATCACCGAAGTTCCGACTGACGAAACCGAAGGCGTCGTTGACGGTCGCTTCGTAGCCACGCTGCAAGCTACCGCCGAGTCGTTCGTCTACGTCGGCTCGATTCCGGTTACCATCGTCCTCGACGGTCGTATCCCGCTGAGCGAAGTGTTCACCAAGTCTGAACTGGACGGCTTTGAACTGCCGGTAGTTGAAGAAGGTGGAGACGAAGAAGGCGGTGAAGAAGAGCCTGTCCAAGAATAACCGTTACTAAAAACACGGTTATTGGGTATGTTATGAGAAATGTACCCGCTGGTGCTCTTTAACAACCTAGCTCGTGACACGGTGGGTTAGAGTCCCATCGCCTCAGCGGTCAGTTGACCGCTAGGATTGACCCTCATTGTAAGAAACCTACGTACCGGATCGTGCATCGCATGTGAATGAGACAGTTTCTTCAATCTAGCGTCTCTCCGATTCGATAAAGCATAAAAGGGAGGGCTCAAAGCCCTCCCTCTTATGCCGAAATCTTATAACCTAGCCAATAAGGACTACCATGTTCGAACAACTTATCGCGTGTCTTCGGAAAACCACCCCCGTGGAATTCCAAGACGTATTCACGAGAACAGTTGAGGGGGAGACGTTTTATTTATTGGCCGTAACCAAAGGGGGCACCAGTCGTAACATCCCATGGATGTCTCTCGTCAACGGCCAGCCGTTGATTTCCGGAACGATCAATGAATCGCTCTATCCAGTCATTGACAACGAGGTGCTCATTAACCGCTCGACCAAATGGTTACATGTGAATGAAACCCCGAAATGGATCGAACTGTTTGGCGAATGGCAGATAGGAGAAATGCTACCTGCTGAGACGATTGTTGTCCCTCGGGAATTCCCAGTGCAAACTCCACTTGGGGATAAGGTCATCTACCCGCATGAAATGGCCTGGGGTGGAACTGGAGGCCGTTATAAAGGCAACGTAGGCTTCTGGACCCATGCCAACTCCGGCGGTCCGTGCGGCGGAAGTGGTGTGGTCGGCCCGGCGGCAACTCGATGCTGTTCGTTCTTTGTCAATAAAACCGAGGCCAGTCCCGCCGGTAGCCATGTCAATTTTAATTACGCCAAATTCCTTTACATCAACGCTCCAACCGCATAAATAGGAGGAGGGTCGACCCTCCTCCATATGCTGTCATTTTATTTTTATCGACGTTCTCCAATACTGTGCACGAGAGCGTCGGCTCTTATTTTTATCCGATCAACCATGAGGGAGTTTCTCATGTCCACCGCCGTGGCAATTGCTGCCGACGTACCATTTCAGCCTACGTCCATCGAGATTTGGGACAGCAAATATCGACTGAAAGACGCGCAAGGGAATCCGGTCGACCAGACCATGGAGGATACCTACCAGCGCGTTGCACGCACCCTCGCTGACGTCGAAGCCGACCCTGACCACTACTATCCGATTTTCCTCTGGGCTTTGCAAAATGGTGCAATCCCTGCCGGTCGCATCACCTCGAACGCCGGTGCGAGCGATCACAAGACCGCTGTTTCTCTGATCAACTGCACCGTCTCCCGCACCATCCGTGATTCCATGGCGCAGATCCTCACGTCGGTTCACGATTCTGGCCTGACCCTGAAGGCCGGTTGCGGTATCGGTTACGAATTCTCGACGCTGCGCCACCGTGGCGCGTACGTCTCTGGTGCTGGCTCCAGCACCAATGGTCCCCTGGCCTTCATGGACATCTTTGACAAGATGTGCTTCACCATTAGCTCTGCCGGTGGCCGGCGTGGTGCACAGATGGGTACGTTCGATGTCAGCCATCCTGACGTAGAAGAGTTCATCGAAGCCAAGCGTGAAGATGGCCGTCTGCGTCAGTTCAACCTGAGCCTGCTGATCACCGACGAGTTTATGGACGCCGTGAAGACCGGCGGTGACTGGAAGCTGGCCTTCCCGGCACGCAAGGGTATCCCGGTCAAGGAAGTCATCTACCGTGACTGGCCGGTGATTGAGCCCGAGTACGAGACGGACGAACAGGGCCGAGTCAAGTGTGAAGTGGTTACCACCATCAAGGCCGATGAACTGTGGAACCTGATCATGCGTTCCACCTACGACTACGCAGAGCCGGGTTTCATCCTGATCGACCAAGTCAACTACATGAACAACCTGTGGTTCTGCGAGAACATCCGCGCTAGCAATCCTTGCGGAGAGCAACCACTTCCCCCGGAAGGTTCCTGCCTGCTGGGTTCGGTCAACCTGACCAAGTTCGTCATTGACCCCTTCACCCCGTCTGCCCGCTTCGACTGGGAACGGTTCAGAAAGGTCGTGGCTATCTTCACCCGCATGCTCGACAACGTGGTCGAGATCAACGGCCTGGCCCTTGAAGGTCAACGTCGAGAAATCTTCCACAAGCGTCGTCACGGCATGGGTTACCTGGGTCTGGGCTCCAGTATGGCCATGCTGGGTATGGCGTATGGTGATGAGAAGTCGGTCGAGTTCACCGCTGAGGTCACGAAGGAAATGGCCATGGTCGGCTGGGCAGAAGGTCTGGAACTGGCCAAAGAGAAAGGCCCGGCACCGGTGATGAACGAACTGTTCGAAATCACCGAGAAGCACCTGCGTCAAAATCCCTATCTGGTAACCCGTGGTTACAAGGCAGGGGATACCGAGTTCGGCGCTGTTCTGTTTACTCTGAGCCCGTACATGCAGCGCATCGCGGATGTCGATCCCGAACTGGTGAAAGAACTGGCCAAGCACGGCTCTCGTTTCTCGCACCACACGTCGATCGCCCCGACCGGTACTATCTCCCTGTCGCTTGGCAATAACGCCTCTAATGGCATCGAGCCGAGCTTTGCGCACTCCTACATGCGTAACGTGATCGTGAAGGGTAAGAACACCAAGGAACAGGTCGAAGTGACCTCGTTTGAACTGCTGGCGTACCGTCACTTCATCAAGTCGGATGCCACTCCGGCCGATCTGCCCGCTAGCTGTGTCGATGCCAGTACCATTGACCCGAAAGCGCACGTCGACGTACAGGCCGCTGCCCAATACTGGGTGGACAGCTCGATCTCCAAGACCATCAACGTCCCCACCGATTACCCGTACGAGCAGTTCAAGGATCTGTATCTGTACGCGTACCAGAAGGGCCTGAAGGGTTGCACCACGTTCCGCTTCAACCCGGAAGCCTTCCAAGGTGTACTGGTCAAACAAGAGGACTTGGACAATACCGTCTACGTCTTCGAGCTGAAGAACGGTGAGAAGATCGAAGCCCGTGGCAGCGATGTCATCGTCTACGAAGGCCAAGAGCATAAAGCTGCTAACCTCTTTGATGCGCTCAAAGAAGGTTACTACGGCAAGTTTTAATCAACAGTTGTTTAGCTAGGATCTAACATGTCCGTCATTGAAATCAAAGAAAAGATCGTTGGCCAGCACGTCAAGGCCGCCGCGATCGAAGCGCCGATGGTAGAAGAACACCAACTGTCCGACATCGATCCGCTCAGTGTCCGTCTGGACTCTCGCCCGGTCGGTGAGCTACCGGCGATCTCGAAGAAGATCAGCTACCACACCCAGGAAGGTCGCAAGAACCTCTACCTGATCATCTCCTTTGCAACCGTGGAAGGTCGCAAGGACGGTAAGATGGTGCTTGTCGATCGTCCGATCGAGTTCTTCATCCCGAACGGTCAGCTGTCCAGCGATGGTCAGTGGATCACCATGGCCATGCGTCAGCTGTCGCTCAATGCCCGAGAAAACGGTTACAACGTGGCCAAGGGTCTGATCGATGCCCGTAAGGTCAAGTGGGATCGTGGTCTGGTGCGTTGCGGGATCAAGTCCAATCCGATGGGTAAGCCCATTCCGATGAACCACGATTCGGAAGTTGCGGCTATCGCATGGGAAATCCAACAGAGCCTTTTCAAGTATGGCTTCCTCGATGAAAACGGCGAAGTCAACCCGAATTCGGTAAAGTTCATCGAATCTATCACGGTCGATGAATTCGAACCGGAACCGGTCGAAGCGGCGAAAGAGCCGGTCAAGGCGTATGGTGACCAGCAGGGCGAAACGTCCGCAACCAAGTCATCCGCGTCGAAGGGTGCGGTGGTCGGCAAGTGCACGGAGCAGGGTTGCGATGGCGATCTGGTTCTGCGCGACGGCTGCCCGACGTGCCTGGATTGCGGCAGCTCCAAGTGCGGCTAGGGTGAGACGGTATGGGAACGCATCAAGACGTTCTCAACCGCATCAGTGGACGGGTAGGTACGCATAACTGCCCGTCATGTAAAACTCCGACTTACTGCGCTATCGAAGCTGGTAAGTCGGGGTCTTTATGTTGGTGCATGACGGTTGAGAAATCCGCAACGGCGCCTTCTGCGTTTGAAGGCGACCAGTGTTTGTGCAAAAGTTGTTTAACCAAGGAGCAGTAAAAGAATGAAAACCGTAGTTGTTGCCTTGGATAAGGACATGATGTCCAACTTCCACCACGCTCGCGCGATGTGGACCCGCGATGGGGTTCGCTATGTGGTTCACAGTGACCCGCAAGCGGCCGGTGACGCCATCGAGGAGGTGGCGAACTATGACCTGTATCTGCGTCACATTGGCGAAGACAGCGATAAGGTCAAACCAATGCCCAATGTGTTCGATCTGACCCGTTACAGCAAGAAAAGTCAAGCGCAGCTGGTTAACGCCGCTGTGGATTCGACCCGTTACCCCAGTTTCATCAAGTTGGCCACCATCGACTTTTCCAACCAACACGCCCATCGCCCGTTCTACCGTCGGGAGAAGGTCGTCATCAAACCGATGCACGGCGCCCGCTCGATTGGACAGTTCATTGTCGACGGCACCAAGCACTGCGTAGAAACCTTCTGCTCCAGACAACGGGATCGGCTGGTGAAGATCCGTCAGGGTGACCGTAAAGTGCTCTACGATGAGTTGCTTGCTGAACTGACTGGTGATGGGATCAGCTTCAACCGGGGTCGCGAGCGTGACGGGGGCGTTGAAGGACTGGATTGCTTGGATAATCAGGGCATTTGTATCCAGCAGTACGTTCCTGACATCGCCGCCGAATACCGTTTGCTGACGGGCTATAACGGCGAGATCCGTTACGTGTACAAACGTCAGCGGGTGGAAGAGGTGGAGGGCTACGCGTACGCAGATGCCGCCGCCGAAGAAGAGCGCGTTGAGCTGACGGACATCAAGTTGAATAAGCGCCAGTTGGCACTCCTGAGCAAACTGGCCGCGACGGTGATCGGGCCGATGTCGTCGATCGACCTGTTCGTCACCCGCAATGGCAACTTCGGTATCTTTGAATTCTGTGTGCAGTTCGGCACTGAATACTACGATCCCATTGAGCTGCGTGATTACCACGAGGGCTTTATCGAATACTTGGCGAGACAGCGCAAACTGACTTGAGAGGATAATTCGTTACACCATGCAGATGTTCATTTACGGAGTGGTTGGTTTTTCGATGCTGGCGGGAATAGGGTCGCTGTTATTCGTCATGTTGACCCCTCCTCGCTATTTTGAAGACAGCAACGCCGACTGAGCATAGAGGGAGGGCTTCGGCCCTCCCTCTATGCCCTAAGCAACTAAGTACAGCGATTTCAATGCGGTATTGCCTGTTTGCCCGCCAACGATAAACAATTGTCCGTTCACCACTCGGACCAATGTGGCATGTATCGCAATAGGGAGCTGAGGTAACACCTTCCAAGTGTCTTCGACAGTATCGTACGCTATGAAGTCACGGGTACTGGCTGCTCCCGTCCATCCGCCGGCCAGGTAGAGGTACCGACCACGAGCCCCTAGACCCGAGTACGATCGACCGACAGGTGCGTTGCTCAAACGTTTCCACGTCAACGTTTCTAGGTCCAGGCGGTCAAGGGTATTCCACCGCTGTGATTCACCCCCAAAGACGTAGAGGTACTGTCCGACTTGTTCAAATGCCAAGCCGTGACGCACAGTCCCGTAGGTGCCGACTTCTGTCAACTCACGGGTTGAGAGGTCCAATTTCAATAGCTTGTTCGACTGCCCGGCAGAGCTTGACCCGGTGATCCCGGCGTAGACATAGATAGCGTTGCCCCAGACGCCGACGGCCCCGCTACGGCGTAAGGAAGTATATGTACCGAATGTTTCCCACCCGTTGGTTTCAATGTGGTAGCGCGAAACAAGCTCTGTCGCCGTTGTGTTCGCTGGACTGACCTGACCGGAGATGACGTAAATGTAGCCACCGTGGGCGACCGTCAGACCACTGCGCATGCCACCGTTCGGGTTATCGGCCAGCTGCTTCCATTCCCCCGACGCTGGATTGTACGAAATGAAGGAATTCCAGTAACCAATATAAAGAATCCCATCTACTACAGTAATGGCCCCGAAGGATACGTCCGGGTAGAAACTGGGAAGTGCAACTGGTTCAAATACGCCTTCCAGCAACAGGTCGTGGCTAGGAACGCCACTCATCCCTATGGTCAGTAGTTCGATCATGATTCCCACCTAGTAGAATCGACTATGTTAATATCATAGCATTTCTGAAATCATGTGGGGGATCATGTTTAAAGGAACAGCCCATGTCTACATTTAGCTCATTCGATTCAGAGGTAGGAATTTTTTACGATCGCCGTGCCAGTGACTTGCTGGGTAAAGATTATTGGCGCTGCACGGGGTTTTCGTACTATGTCGGTAAGAAGGAAGATAACGTCTGGGTGCATGTGCCCCGAGGCTATCTGAGTGACGGCGCGTCCATTCCGTCATTCCTGTGGCCATTCCTTCCACCGTGGGGTCGCTACGGTCAAGCAGTGGTACTGCATGACTTCCTGTGCGAGCACCTCGAAGTGGTCGATAACGGTACCGCCCGTTCCATCTCTCGTAAGGAAGCAGATGACATCTTCGACGAAGCCATGAAGGTACTCCGTGTCAAAGACTGTCAGCGACATGCGTTGTATACCGGTGTGTCGCTGTATCGTATCGTCACTGGTAAGGATAAGCCCACGGTATGTCCACTCAAGCGAACGCTGGAAATGGAATACCGCAATCGTAAGCAAGCTGCCCTACTCTGACATAAGGCCCTCCCTAGGACGGGAGGGCCTCTATGCCGTATCCTAAAAATATACAAATCCACATTATACATTTGAGTGCAGCTAGGCTGCCTCGCTAATATTCCCTTACCGAACCTTTGGCAAGAAGGTTCATCCCATGTCCTGTTTAGGAGCTTTAGAATTATGTCCAGAATCACCGTTCTCGAACTGATGGAAGGTTTCAAGGTCGAAGGCGAGCACTTTACCATCAAGTACTACCCCAATGATGCGAAAGTGGCCAGCTTCTCTGAGTTTCCGTTGTTTTCTCTGGAACTCGGGGTAGAATGGGAGGGGGCGATTTACACCGAGGAGGTTTTCTTCTCGGTCGAGATCACCGATACATCCAAAAAGTTCGTAGGCAATTACAATTACAGTTGGATGGCGTTTGACATGGCGTTCAATTCCAAACTGGCCGAACACGGTGTGAAGCTCATTCCCAATCGTCACAGTGGGATGCGTTATGTGCCGCAAGACGCCGGGAAAGACGATGGCGATGACAAACTGGCATTCCGCCTGAGTGAGTACACCAATCGTTTCGGGACCCTGACCTACAGTTGCGCCAGCCTGACCGCACCGTATTTCACGATCGGCTTCGAACAGGACACCCCGACGTTTAATTACATTCGCGGATCGATTCGAGTCAACACCATCAATCGCGGTCTTAAAGCGTTCGGTACATCGCCGGAAAATGAAAAATATCACCTGCGCATTTCTGGCGTTCCTGGCACGGTGCCGCTGGATTTCGGTGTGAACTCCCCGTTCCCTCGTCCCTTCCAGCCCAATATCGAAGCCCTGCTGCCGGCCATGAACCAAGACCTTCGTGACTATGGTTCCCGTCTCGGCCTGACCATCGAAATCATTCCGGTCGAAAACAACTAACAATCCATCCTTTACAGGGGCGGGTTTTCCTGTCCCTTTTAACCCTGCAACCAAAATAGATAACGAGGTAATGCCATGTCTTCCATCCGTGCCATTCTTGACGGTCAAGAATTCACCATCCCCGGTACCGATGCCAAGGTCAGCTTCAACCGGAAAATCACGGTCAGGACTCTCAAAGATCTGATCCATGTTCATACCCTGTCTGTCTCGGCGATGCGTCACGAAGTCGTCTATACCGAAAAGTTCGCAGTCCATCTGGACCGTAGCAGCTTCGAGCTTGACGATTTGGACCCCGTATCCATTGACATGGCATTCAACGAGTGGCTTCACGGGATGGGTCTGTTTATCGACACTCCTAACGGTGCCGTGTACTTCGGTCAACCAGGACCCCGTCATGGCCGCATCGATAGCGATGAAAACTTCCGTGAAGCATTCTCTCTGACGAGGTACATCGCTCAACCGCCACGTGCCCGAGACCAGCGTGGTTTTTCCCTGTCGATTAGCCATACCCCCGAGTATGGTCACAGCGTGAACCTGAAGTCGTACTCGTGGGCCGTAAAGCGCCAGTACTCGGAACTTGAGAACTCCACTCACCATCCGTCGCCATTCTATACTAACATGAATGCCCCGTGGATGGCAAAGAGACGCGAAGGGCTCAAGCTGATCATCGCAATCAATGGCACTGTCAACGATTACGTGATGAGCTACAATGAGTCCGATATCGATCTCGATACCGTGGCCATTGTTGCTGAAATCCAGTCGGCGCTGAACGAAGCATTCCCGTTCGTCGACATCACCGTTGCCGAGCGTCAATAACCCTGTAGTTTAGGAGCATGTAATGCAAGACATTAACCGCGAAGAAGAGCTGATTGAATTCACCACCAGGACCATTGCCGGTCATGTGATCGAGTTCCACACCACGCCGGTCCCGGCTGAACTTGAAATGGAAATGGAACAGACCTACACCAAGGGTCTGAGCGAGCTGGGCCTGCCGGAAATGGTCATCACGGGCATGAACGAAGAAATTCGTATCCAGCGGCTGTTGATCATGATCGAAGCAGCTGGTAGTGAAGCGGGTCTGTCGATCGACCAGCTGGTTGAAGTGGTCCCCGGTAACAAGAAGGTCGTACAGCGTTGCCAGCCCACCGAGGAATTCGATGTGCTGAACAACGACACTGACCCGGAAGACGCCGAAGCCAACCACACTTACTTGCAAGTACTGTGGTCGGATGCCGAGGCGAAATTCCCCGGCGACGTGGAGTACCTCCAGTCGACCTTCCCGCAGTTCGTCTACAAGCGCGCTGCTACCAAGTCTGAAAAGGTCGACGAGGTCCGCGAAATCATCACCCAGCGTATCGCAGAAAATGGCTACACCATGATGGGCGTTCTGGGTGATGCCGATGGCCATCGCTTCTGCTACTCGATGACCAGTCGAGAACTGCACCCTGAACTGCTCTGTGCGATTGGCATGGCGGCCGAGGGCGTACCCATGGCGTTCCTGCAAACCATGGTTAGCGACTTCATGGACCGTCAGCTGAAAGGCGAGCGCTTCACCGTCGGTCAGAAGTACACACTGGAGCTGACTCCGGAAGACGGGGAAGCTGGCTCCATCGTGTCCACGGAGATCCTGGTGATCGATGTGCCGATGGAAACGCTGGCGGTGAAGTTCGACATGACCTTCGAAGGCTTGCCGGGTCTGAAACCGGAACGCATGGTGCAACTGGTTTGGATGGACGGTCGCGGTCGCTTCCCCACCGAGGAAGGTTACGACCATGACAACTATCCGCAACACCTGATCTGATCCTCGTACTTTTTAACAGAAGTACACCTTTATATACGGACGGCTTATACAGCGTCCGTATATTCCAAGGAATAAGGTCACTTAGAAAATGAAGAGCGGTATGACACCTCAGTTAGATGTCCTACCCGGTTTCCGGGTGATCGTCGAATCTGAGGCTTATAAAATTCGCGACAGTGATTCGGATGGCTACATCCTGCTCTCGGATGGGGTTAAAAAGAAGATCACAGTGGTGAATGCGTTATGCAGACCGGGTGACATGGGGTTGTTTAACCCTCAGTCTTTGGCGGCAAATGTAGTGACTGGGCTTAACCAGTCTGGGTGTTTCGTCACGACGGTGACATCTATTTCTTTTGATTTCGAGCGTACAGGGATTTTGTATAAGCTCAGTTAAGGGGTACGGTGTTGCGCATTGTCACGGGAGCTGTGTCGGGGGGAATGACTCAACCGATTTCAGAGGACGTATGCAATGCAAGACTTGATCGAGGTACTGCGGGAGATCGAAGAAGTCGACTTCCCAATTGATGCAGGTGCGGTCATCAATGAGGATGGAGCTGCGGAGAAAGGACTGCCAGTGCTGGCGGTGTTACTTGATCGCGTCGAAGTCCTCGCCAACGAATACCTGACATTCCAACGTGGACGCTTGGAAGGTCAGCCTGACTACTACAACTTCGAACAACTTAAAAGTGAAGGCTATTCCGTCACAGATAGGGGGTGTGACGAGTATGGCATGTTTAAAGGTGGCGTGATACACACCACCAAGGGCAAGATTGCGTTCGGTGTTTAACACGACTAGAGGGGAGGGAAACCTCCCTTCTATGCCGTTTCGTAAATAAATACCTACAATGGCAATCTGATGAGACACCATGCAGTAAGGGATTGAAATGACTAGGATTATTGCCATCTTTGGCAGCTCCTTATCGTTCGCCTTATTGTTCACTCCAGCCAAAGCGACTGGGGAACCGTTGTTCGACAAAGTGCCATCTGAGATGATGGTTGTCATTCAGGACTATAAGTGCCCGCTGTGGGGTAGACCTGAAATGTTCGTCACCATAGAGAGGGAATACGAGGCTCCAGTCCTCGCTCCTCGGCTATGGTGGACGGAAACGGAACAACGTGCCCATTTGCTTTTGGTCTCTGCTCTAACGCACCCGCACGCAGTGAAGGACTGCGGTTAGCACGCGTCGCAGAGATGAAGTGCAATAAAGGCGACGGTGAACAACACTTACTTGGGGCATTCTGCCCCAAGCCTTAACGAGGAGCAATTGCTTTGCCACTGCTGATCATGCTTGATCTGCTGTGGTCCATGATCGCAGGTTTACTGGAAGGCTTACCGGTCGGGCGGAATGTCCAACGGCTTCCACGTCGAGTACTCACGGAAAGTAAACTGCGGGACCCGGCACTCAGGTACAGTGGTCAATTGACGCGACCTATGGGGGGTCGTCTGTCATAGAGCTGCGTACCTGACTTCAACCGATATTCCCGATGGTACTGCAACGGCAACTCGAATGACTAGACGGGTTAGATGCCCGTTATGGCAGTTAATGCCGGCGATTAAACATCGCCCTAGCCGGTTCCCTAGTGCCAACTGAGTACTAGGGAACCGGTAATCTGCTTTATTCCCTTTACCCAAAATACTAATAAACATGGAGCTTTGTTTTACCATGACCGCCAAGAACACTGTTATCAAACCCTCCGACCTGAAACGCTTCCCGCAACTGACTGACAAGGACAGTCTGCCGACGTTTGTAGCCAAGGAGGATTTGTTCAAGGCTTGTATGAAAAACAACTGGGGCATCTTCTTTGAAGAAGGCGTCAGTGTAAAGGGCAAGGTAGCCACCGTCCGTATGCACCGTAAGGGAAGCGAGCCGATCGTACTGATCGTCAAGGTGCTGGATGAAGTAGTCACGGATTTCATGGCTGCGCAACAAGATCACTTCTTTGATGAAGTGACCCGTCTCGCCGAGTTCTATAAGCCCGGCTGGCGCGCAGGGCGTATTAACCTCTCGATGAAGGCACGACTCAAACTCCTGAAGAAAGCAACGGCTAGTTAAGGTTTACCAACCTTTTCATCTGGTATGTAGCTGCTGCTCCAATAACTCAAGGTATTACCTGATGTCAATCCTTTCCGATGTACAAATTACCACCCGCTGTCTGCAACCGGAAACGGCGATGATCGCTCCCTTCCATGCAGAGTCCATCAAGCACGTCAATGGACATCGCGTACCGTCCTTCGGCGTCTCCAGCTACGGGTATGACGCGACCTTGGCTGATGAGATCGACCTGTTCACCGACATCAACGGTGGCATCGTCGACGCTCGCAAGATCGACGAGAAGTGCTATGTCCGCTTGGATGTACGCACCGATGAAGATGGCCTCAAGTATGTCATCATGCCCCCGAACAGTTTCGTACTGGGGCGCACCCGTGAATACTTCCGCATCCCGCGTGACCTGATGGTCATGTGTGTGGGTAAGTCGACCTTTGCTCGCGCCGGTCTGAACGTCACCGTGACCCCGCTCGAACCGGAATGGCACGGTCACGTGGTGATCGAAGTGGCCAACATGACCAATCTGCCCAACAAGCTGTATCTGGGTGTAGGTATCTGCCAGTTCATGTTCTTCAAGGCCGACTCGACCTGTGAAGTCAGCTACGCCGATCGCGGCGGGAAGTACCAAGGTCAAACCGGTCTGACCCACGCCAAGGTCTAACCACAGGGAGGGACTTCGGTCCCTCCCGCTATGCCGCTTCACAATCGATCTCTATTTTTGCCAACTGTATGAGCCGGCCCCCATACCGGACAAACAACCACCCACCCACTAACCCAATCTGGTTACGGCTAGGTTGGCAAGACTTGGATGAGATCGTTTATGTCAACCACCGCAATGAAAGGGCTGATTCTTAGTCAGTTAATTCTGTGCGGAGCGTTATCTTTCGAGTTGTATAAAGGCTCCCAGGAAGTTGCACAACGCCTCGGTCCGCCGGTTACACCGAATACGCCCCCTCTGTTCATACTCGCCGCCCAAGAACAAGATCGAACTCCTGTCGATCACCTTACCGCTTACGCTGTACAATAAGAAGCACTCCATGGCAATTCACCTATTAGCTACCGTCAATTCACAACGGAAAGTGGTCCGGGAAATTGATTTCCACGAGTTCCTCAGTTTGTCGGAGGGACAAACGGTCATCATCGAATCGTGCGCTGCGCTGTTCTTTGGTAATCGTCTACCAGGCCGCTACGTTATCGTAGTGGGAACCACCACCAGTGAGCACATGGTAGCCGATGAGGCGGTGTCGACCATGCGTGAAGCAGTCCAGTTGCACCGTCAGTCGGGGAATACCGACGCGGTCATGGTGGGCTTCTCGCGTATGTTCAATGCACTGGCCCTCGCCGTTGCAGACTGCGTTCATCTAAACGACGTAGAGCCCGAGGAGAGCATGTGTGCCGACACCCATTTCCCCCAGCTACCTTCGGAGAAATGGGAATTGGTCAATATGCACATCACGCCACCCTCCATATGGCAAAAGACCCCCATGCGTCGAAGAGGATGCTATCGCCGTCTCGACGAACCCGCCCAGGAAGTTCCAATGAAGTTGCTTTAGTCCGCTGTACATAGAGGCAGGAGAGTGCTCAAAACACTCTCCTGCCTCTATGCCGTTGTCGGTTCGAAAAGAATTCAGATCTACATCATTCAATCGATGTTACACCAACCCAATCCCATTTGTTCTAGGAGTTGAAACATGTCCTTTAATCCCTTTATCCTGCTCGGTGCCCTGGCTGCTGGCGCATTCGCCTTCACCAAGTTCTTTGACGATGACGATAAGAAAGAGGAGAAAAGCAGCGAGTACCTCACGAAAGAAGAGGAAGCGCTGCTGTTGAACGAACTCAGCGCCGGTATTGCTGAGAACGAAGCCACCATGACCCGAGTCGAAGCCCTGGTAGCCAAGAACGCTCAGGCGGACTTGGAGTTCCAAGAGCGCAAGCAATTCGAAACGGAGTACCGGGAAATCGAAATCGACGCGCTGTTGAACAACCCCGATACGCCGTGGCGTGATACCTTGGCTTCTGTGCGCATGATGGTCAACGGCCAGATGGGTACGATCCACTCCGAGGTCAAGGAGTTCTTGGCTGATAACCAAGGGGGCGTCCCGGAACAGCCGGCCGATCCCTTTCGCGGTATCGTCCGCCAGGAAACCCGCGCCACAGGTCACATTCCGGAAGCGTTTAATACGCCCAAAGGTACTAAGGTACCGTCCCTGAAGGTGGCGTCTGGTAAGGGCAGTGTCAACTTCCCTGGCTTCGAAGGGTTCAATCCGCAGACGTCGCGGAACCTCTCGGAAACCCAGCGTATGGCGGCAATCTTCGCTGAGCTGGCTGGGAGTGCCAAGGGTCATCTGCCGGTACAGGTAGTGGACACCGAAGAGGGTCTGGTCAACCTGGCCGAGATTCCGGATCAGGGTATCTTCACCGCCGGGCAAGTGGGCGATGATGATTCGACCATCAGCGTTGTCGTCAGCAAGATCGACGCCGGCGTATCGGCCATGATTCGTACGGATTACACGGACGATACCGTGGGCTTCTGGTACGCATCTGACCGCGTCAAAGGGGTGGTGGAACTCTCCTCGGTTGAGGAGATGCTCCGCTACCTGAGCTGATATCGGTGGGGGCTTCGGCCCCCACTCGATTCCATTTTTTTTCAAACCTACATTGTTGTTGTGACCAGAAGCAGAAAGGCTTCTACTGTTAACCATTAGAGGGCTTACCATGAATACCAGTACCATCATTTCCATCGTCGGCGGAATCGTCGGCGGCGTTCTTTTCGGGGCTTACCTCGAAAACAAGATGACCGATGTCGAAACGGACATCGATGAAGCAACTAAAAAGGTAGACGAGCGTCTGTTCGATTTGAACCGCTCGCCGAAGCGGCGGAACATTTTCAACCGAGCGAAAATCGCTTAACTAACTGAAGAGGAAATTGATCATGAAAGAACTCGCATTCCTGGCCGTTGGTCTGACTCTCGGCGTAATCATCGGTCGCCGTGGGGCCGAAAATGAGCGTCTCGTTGAAGAAGCCAAGATCAACTCGCGTAAAAAGGGTGAATGAAATGTGGGAAGTAATCAAACTCGGAGCAATCTCGATCGGCTGCGCCGCAGCCGCTCTGGGCGTGTACTCGCACGCCCGCGACTTTGAAGGTCGCGCTAATCGCGTGCTCGAAAAACACGAGCAATACCAAAAGAAGAAAAAGCTGCTCGACGACTTGATGAAGTCGTAAGCAGCGGCATAGGGAGGGAGCTTCGGCTCCCTCCCTATGTTTTCTTTTTTGGTTTAATTGATATCAAACCATTCTTTACCGCCACCGTCACTGGCACGTTTGCCACCGACCACGGTGTAACTCAGGTCCTCTTCCATGGCCACGTCATACGGCAGACCGTACATGGGCTCCTCGTTGAACTTCATGCAGAAGTACTTGTACTTTTGCGGAGTGGCTCCGACCTTACGGTGTTTGCCCCACAAGAATTCCAAGAAGGTCCCGTTGGCCACTACCCGCTTATTGACGTAGCACTCAAAGTCCACCTCAGTGTCGATCTTCTTACAACCTTCGTAGTAACCTTTACCCGGCATATCGAGTAGCCAGTCATCTGGCTTCATCCGTGAGTGAGACTTGGCTTCCGTGGATAGCTGGTGCGCGGTAGCGAAGAAGATCTTCTCCGAGTTGGTGTACTCGCGAACCCGGCGATACAGGTCCTGTACGTCATCGCCCGTACTACCTTGGTTACATCCTTCCTTACTGAACATCCCCAAGTAGTCACACACCACAATCGCCACCTCGTGCCCATTGGCTTTGAATTCATCCAAGTGCGCAAACAGCTTCCGGTAAGTCATCAAGCTGGGACGGACCTTGAATAGGTGCACGTGCCAGCCGCGTGCCGTCAGCCGTTCCATGACGTACTTGGTGGCTTCCTGCATGTTCAAGCGCTTGGTGTTGATCGGCAGACCAGTCTCGATCTGTTTCAGCAACACGTAGATCTTCTTGATGATAACCGGAACGTCGTCTTCGGTAGAGTAGAAGACGATCGTGGGCTTCTTGGTCTTGTCAAAAAGGTACGGGTTATTGAACAGACAAGCCCCAAGGAAGATATCCATGAGGATACCGGACTTGTAGTTGTGTGGCAGGGCAGGGAATAGAGCCAGCTCGCCCCGACGACCCCCTGCCTGCTCGCCCATCATGCGGTTCAGTCCCTTGAAGGGAAAGGCGACGATCCCGTCATCGGACAGGGAGTCTTCCATTTCTTGGAAGGCGTCCAGTACCGAGTTCTCATTGCTGAAGTCGATAGAGCTGGTAAAGGCCGGGTCGACCTTAATATCCCCACCCATGTCGATCTTGTTCAGTTCCTGTGTGGTCTTGGCGAGGAAGCTGCTCCAGTCCTCGATCTCCTCACCTTTAAAGGCTGCTTGGTGCGATGCCTTGCGAAGGATGTCCTTGGCTTTCTCTCGTGAAATAAAACCTTGCAGTGCCCGACGGGCGCCATTGACTTTGCGGCGCAGCAGTTCCGGGTCGGCAATGATGATCAGACCGTCAAGGAACGCCTCGTACAGTTTCTCGTCATCTGCGCAGTTGACCTTGATGCGTTGTAGCAGGTCATCGCGGTCATATGGTTGTGAGTCGTTATTCGAGATCATCCATAGTAGGGTGACTCGCAAAAGCACGAGTGCGTTGCGTTCTATCCCGGAGCCTGCGGGGCTCTCGGGCATTTTAACGTATTCCAGTGCTTGCTTGATGATGGGCTTCGAGTCCGCCTTGTTTCCTTCGAGGTAGCTCTCGTGGAACAGCAAGGTGATCGATTTAACCAGCATTAATTTGATGTCCATGGACTTCTCGCCAAACGTCAAAATATCAAAATGAGGTAAGCAAACGTGCTTAAATTGGTCTTTGTGCCCAAGTGGCTGTCCACTGCCTTGAAGTCTGCCAATGTGGGACTTGACAAGGCAGTGGATCTGAAATCTCTCAGTCGCATAATATCGCCCAGCGACTTAGAATTGTACTGTGCCGTGAACACTCGGCTCAGCAATTTCCTCCCGCCGGCGCTGGTCAACTCCTTCCAATCGGGTCTGCCGGTAACCGGCTGCTTGCCGGCAGAAATGGAGTATGACCTAGAGGGAATGAGCGAAGCACAGAAAATCCGCTTCTATCTATATGGCTCCACTGCACAATGTGCAGACAGGGGGCTGGCTGGCGCCAAATTCACCGTTAATCGAATCCAGTACGATTATCTGGTTATTACTATAAGTGATGAACCCCTCGAACAGTTCGACGGATTCTATCATCTTATGGACGATCTTCTGGAACAATTGAACGCAACAGTGCCGCTGCAAACGCTGAGCACCGTTCCGCTGTTCGTCGAATGGCTCAAGCTTGTCGGACGTGGTAGTTAAAAACTACTACTTCCGTAAACTCGAATCATATGCAAATTTGCAGTGTTAGGTTTTACCACGCATTGCGTTGAAACCCCAAACGTAGATCAACCGGGAATCTGAACATGTCCACCATCCAACTGGGCTCCAACCAGAAAAACGACCAAGCCAAGCTGGCCTCGGTCGCCATGTCGCTGAACAGCGACATCCGTCAGAAAGGCAACGGTTTCGCTACCCGCACCGATGCCCAGAACATCGCTTCGTTCGAAAGCCTGCAACCTGACGCGCAGCAGAACCTGCAACTCAGCATGGAAAGTCACTTCAGTCAGCTGGAAAACATGCTGCGTGACGAGGGCATCAAGGCCGACTCCACCCAGATCACCGCTGGCGTGATCGCCGCCATGGCTGCGCAGGACCCGGCGACTTACGCCCGTGCCGCTATCACCAGCCAGAGCGTCTCCCAGGAAGGCATCGCCGTCGTTGGCGTCGACGCTGGCGGCCCGGCCGGTAACTACGGTTACATGGACCGCGCACACCCCGCGATGGAAGCGTTCGACAACTCGAACCTGTCCGATTTCATCGGCCACTCCATCGTGTACAACATCCAAGCTTCCAAGCAGGACGAGTTCGGCGAAGGCTTCTTCCGTACCGTGGTCATCACCCCGGACAACGGTGGTGTCGACCTGTCGATCCGCAACCTGCTGGTCTTCAACCACTTCATCCATGGCACCGACGGCACCCCGGTCGACGCCGGCAAGCGCCGCCTGCTCGAAGCCTGCATCGACCACAAGATCCTGGCCGACGAAAGCACCACCCTGGTGCCGGAAGTTCTGGTCGACGGTTCCAACGCCGATGCGTTCGTGGCTGCTTCCGTGGTTGCACCGCGTGACCTGGAACTGCCGAACCGTCGCGTTCGTACCGCTCCGCTGAAGGTTGGCAAGCGCCTCGACCTGATCGGTCTGTCCCAGCCGAGCAAGATCGCCAAGAACGGCGTGCACGACGCTCACGATACCCTGGACCGCATGGTCGGTATCAAGTCCGTCTACATGGCTGTCGGTGGCGAAGCTGTCAAGTTCGACATCAAGGGTCTGCCGCGCACCTTCTTCGTGAAGGGTCCGGAAGGTCGCAACCGCGAGATGGTGCTGCACTACGTTACCCGTAGTCTGCAACTGAACGAAGCCACCAAGCTGGCTGACGGTTCCGCTCCGCAACAAGCTGCCCTGGCCGAAATCATCGCCAACAAGCTGGTCGTCAACATCGGCTTCTCCCTGACCGGTGACGTCGACGTCGAACTGGGCAACATCCAAGTGCACGGCACCCCGGTTGAAGTCGCTTCCATCTTCAACGCCGCTGGCGAGAAGCTGGACCTGACCACCGGTACTGGCAAGACCATCGTCGACGGTCTGGCCGGCCTGTCCGTCATTGGCTACGAAGCCAACGCTCGACTGACCAACAGCAACAAGCGTGAACGCGGCCTGCAACTGGACCTGAACACCTACACCGAACGCTACCCGGTACCGATCGGCGCCCCGCTGACCGTTCCGACTCCGCACGGTGAGCAAAGCGACGGTGGCGAGCTGAACGCTCTGATCACTGCTTCGCGCATCATCAACAGCAACAACGCTGTGACCAAGCTGATCAACTACGCTGAAACCCTCAGCCAGTTCATCAACACCCCGAGCAACAGCGAAGAATCCCTCGTTCCGCAGATCGAAGGCATTGCTCGCTTCCTGGTTCGTCCGTGGTTCCGTCACTACGACCTGCACCTGCCGGACGTGGTGAACTCGCTGACCAGCTCCGAGCGCATCGCCGATGTGCAGGCTGCTCTGGTCAACGTGCTGCGTACCCTGTCCTACGAAGCGATTCGCGACACCAACCTGCAAGCCGTGCTGGACGCCTACACCGGTTACACCGGTGAGAAGTTCAAGCTGATCATCGGTACCGACTCCATCCTGAACCGCTACATCGTGGTTCCGGGTGACACCCGTACCCTGTCCGACGGCCTGGAGTTCACCAAGGTTGTCACTCAAGACCAGCGCGTGTACGGCGACATCTACTTCACCTTCATCCGTGAAGGCGAGGGCCTGGACCCGCTCAACTTCGGTAGCCACCTGTGGATGCCGGAGCTGATCTCCAAGCTGCCGATGAGCCGCAACAACAGCCACTACAACGAAGCGATGGTTCAGCCGCGCTCCCGTCACGTGGTACACCTGCCGATCCTGGGTCGCATCCGCGTGACCGGTCTGTCCGACGTGGTCAAGGATGGCCTGGCCATCACCATCGACGGTCAGCTGGAAACCAGCGGCGGTGCTGCTCCGGACGCTCCGTAAGCGTTAGCATAGAGCAACTCTTCCCGGTTGCTTCTGCTACGGCAAGTGCATAAAGTCCCGGTCGCAATGACCGGGGCTTTATGCCGTCTCCGTAATAAAAGATATTACAAGCCTACATTATGGTACTGAGGTTAGCTGCAATTACGGGGAACCAAAATGCAACCCAGTGCCGAACAATTGAGCAAGGAATTTGGCGTTGGCCAGTTTCGCGACATCCGTGAGAATCATGTTTACAGTCACACGGAAACGGATGTCAGTTACACCTATCGTTATCAAAACCTGACCCGCCATCCCCTGACTGTGGTTAACCGGGACGGCAGTCGTCTTCGCGTCATGCTGGCCCCTGGCCATCGTCCTTGTGGGGAGTTCCGCGTCTTCAAGACAATCACCGGTCCGATTGATGTAATTAAAAACATAGTCAGCACATTAGATGCCGCGCAGCGCACCAACGAACACTTCGCTATGCTCCGTGCAATCGAGCATGCGGTCTATGGCCTGAAGCACGGTCAACCCACTCGGAGCATGAGCATCACGATCGAATATATACTCTCGGATACCCAGCTGGACAGTTTGGGTGGCCGGGCGTATATGCCGGAAGTGGACCTGTTGGTTGAACGACAGGACGGTCAGGCACCGTTACGCCATCCGTTCGATCGGGGGAATCGAGATACTCACTCGATCGATAAAGTGTTCGGGGTCAAGGCGGAAAACAATTTCCTGTTCATGATCCGTGCAATTGACAACACGGGGAAGAACCAGTACACACACCGCTACGTTAACCTAGGGGGTAAAATTTACGAGGTGCCAGTGGAACGGGATGTACACAGCCTGCGTACGGGCATCCACATCACCACCCGGTTACCGGTCGAAGACGGCAAGGAACGACGTCCGAACGAGTTGACTCAACTCTACCTGACGTTCGAGCAAGCCGACAAGATGCTGAACTTGCAACACACCGTGGAGGAAGCACGGCTTGGGGGTCGTTTGGAAGAGGTGGCTAAAGACCAGCTCAATGAACGAACTATTCGGATGAAGCTTGAGCAAACCGAACACGAAGCACGGATGTTACGTGAGAAGCTTGAGCATCAGACTAACAAAGAGCAGCTCGACTACAAGCTTAACCAACAAAGAATGCTCATGGAGTGGTTGAAGGTTGTTGCCACCTTGGTGACCACTGGATTGACACTCTGGGCGGCTTTCCGGAAAGTGAAGTCAGCATAACCGTTGAGGGTGGAAAATGGAACCGAGACTGTTCGATGCGATCGATAAACGTCTTCCGGCGTTTAACCGGACGATCATCGAGGGGCTGGCAACCGAGCATCTGCGGTCCACGACAGTGATGGCGCATATCGAGCGGATCATTCGTTGTGCACAAGAGAAGTACCCGCCGGGACTCGAATTCGTCGGGTCCTATCGGTGCTCTCCGATTGAAGAGTACAATGTCATCACCAGCGAACGTAACTCCGGTGGGCGTGCGGGGAGCAAGCGGGTGTTTGACATGGCGCGCAGCGACGTGTACTTGGTGAAGTACCAGTTCAAGTACAACGGCGAGAACCTGTATCCGTGCTACCTGTACCTGCCGTTTGTGGATCGCGGTGGACTGATGTACATTGCGGGTAAGCTGTGGTCGGTAAGCCCGGTGCTGGCAGATAAGGTCTTCTCCATTGGTGAAGGTAACATCTTTATCTCCATGCCTCGTGCCCCGGTGACCTTCCATCAGGTCCAGCACGCGATCGAGATTGACGGTGAGAAACTCAGCCGACATATCCCCTATTCGCTGCTGCACAACAAACGGGCGAAGAATACCCGTTCGGCCAGTATCAAGGTCGGCAGTGTGATGACCACCTTGGCCCATTACCTGTTTGCCAAGCATGGCCTGGTGGAAACCTTCCAGAAGTTTACCGGTATCGAACCGGTGATCGTGGATGAACGGGAAATCACGGAAGAGAAGTACCCGTGTGACAAGTGGGTACAGGTGAAGTCGACCAAGATCCAGCCTTGGACCTGTCGCTTGGGTAACTACCGCTCGGTAGCCACCAAGATCACCATGCTGTTCCCGCGCGACCTGTTCACTCCGGCAATGGAACAGCTGGCAGCAGGGTTCTTCTACGTCGTGGATCATTTCCCGGACACCACCGAAGTGGATCACGTGTACTCCACGTGGGACTGGAAGGTCAAGCTGGGCTACATCCTCTGGGGTGAGGAGAGCGGACAAAGCAAGTTGATCGAAGATATCGAAACCCACCTGAAGTCACTGGACGGCTATGTGGACTTCGATGTGCGCACCAAGCTGGCAGAAGCCGGGGTCAAGTGTGCAGACATCTACGACCTCTTCATGTACATCATCGTGAACATGAAGACCATGCTGTTGGAGGGGACCGGCAAGACCTCTTCGATGTATGGCAAGCAACTCGTGGTACTGCGCTACATCCTCGGGGACATCAACAACAAGATCTTTGAGTTTCTTTTCAAGATCACCAGCAATACTAAGAAAGCGATGACCCGCGAGACCCTGAACGATATCCTGTCGGAGCACTTCAAACCGAAGTTGATCTACCGGATTACGTCGGGTAAGGGTCATGGGGAAGTATCCAGCGTCTCCAACCCTGGCGATAACTTGTTCTTCAAGATCACCAGTAACCTCGTACGTCAAAGTGACACCGCCGGCAAGGGCAAGGGTCGCGATGGTCGTCCGGTTGATCCGTCCATGTACTTGGATGTGTCGATTGCAGAGTTTGGGGGCTACTGCATCCTGCCGAAGTCGTCGCCGATCGGTGATAACAAGGTAGGTCCGTTTGTACAAATTGACCCGGTAACGGGGGACTTGATTCGGAATCCTGAGTTTATTCCGTTGCTTGACCCTGTTCAGGACCAGATTAAGAGGCAATGATGTTTAAGGAGCAGCTGTATGAACGCTAATGAAGTCTACCAGTACATGTTTCGTACGGTAGCCGACGTCATCAGTCAGAATGCCAACCGCAACACCGTGCGTAATGAATACGCTGTGGTGATGAGCAACAACAACTGGATGAACCAGCAGTATGAACAGCTGGTCCAGGACGCGGTGGCCTTTCTGAACATGGTGGCTGACCGCTACCCGCAGAACACTTCGGTGGAAGACATCTTCTACGACGTGGCCGATCGTTGGGTGGAGATGGACGTGGCCGCCTTTGCACTGGCGGTCCCGGAGCTGAACCGACAGTTGGACCAGCAAGCGTTCAACGAGGCCGGTGGGCTGAAGCGTGAACGTGACAACTTCCTGCAAGCCATGTACCCCTCCCAACGGACCGCTCTCGGCCAACCGGTCCAGCAACTGGCCAACCAGTCGGGCGGCGTGCTGCGCAACCTGTCATCGGGTCGGCCGCTTGCGGCAGCCGTGGTGCATGGGGGAAATGCGTCCAACAGCTTCCGGGCGGCCTTCACGGGTCAGCAGGAACCAACAGGCCCTGCAATGAGCGGTGGTTACACGTCGGTAGCTGCACCGAAACCGGCGATCCAACCCGTGCCGATGCCAGCTCAGGTGCAATCTCCGGCGGTGCAAAATCTGACTTCGACTACGCCGTCGCAGCCGTTTCAAGCACCGACGATCCGGGGCCGTCACGTCGCACCGGTTGAAACGGTGGACGGTCCTGACTTTACCAAGGCCCGACCGTACGATGAGTTCACCCAAGATGGTGAAGTGTGGCGTCTGGCCCACAAGAGCAACTGGAAGCTCGACGATGACGAACAACGGTTCCCGGTCCTGTATGACCCGACCCTGTACGTCGCATTCCATGTCCTATCCAAATCCGGCAAAGTCCGTCAGGAGATCCTCGAAATGAACCGCGATAACGATTACGCTCGTCACGAACTGTCCAGCAAGGCTACCCTGCCCATTCCGGCTGAAAAACCGGTGTACAAGAGCGATGGCAAAATCGCCCACGATGCCCCCGGCCGCGTGCAACGCGCCACGGCGGTTGAAAAGGCCCTGCGTAAGGACCCGGTCTACCTGGATATGATCAACGCTGTCAGCACCATGGCTGAAGGCGAGCTGCTGATCAACCATGAAGTGGTCAACTCCGGCGAAGATGCCACGGTGGTGGGCATGTACGCTGTGGCTGTGCCGCTGATCGTCTCCAAGGACGTCAAGGATCAGGTCAAGGGCATCTCCGAGGCCACCAACCTGACCGACGTGTCCGAACGCATGCGTGAGCTGAAGAACTCGGGCGCCTTCGGTGCCTTCACGTTCCTGAACAAGCGCTTCTGCGAAGCGGTCAACAACCAGCTGACCATCTTCGGCGTCAAAGGTAGCATCGACGACATCGCCAATGACTACCAGGACGTGATCGACTACCTGAAAAGCTCCCGTGGCGAAGCCTGGACCCGTTCCTTCAGCCAGAAGACCCGTTCGGTGATCTCGTATGTGGCCAACGTGCAGGATGACGAGACCGAGTACCTGACCGAACAAGTCGGCCTGCCGGCGGATGCACCGTACCTGCCGGAAGTGGTTGTCTACCGCGATTACTATGGCGTGGCGCACCTGCCGATCAATGCGACCGACCTCGGCCTGAACCTCACCTTCGAGTTGCAGGAACTTGACCCGGAAACGCATTCGCATCTGTATGAGTTCATCGAGGGCTTCCGCGAGCACGTGGTAGATAAGGTCGAACAGACCACTATCTACCTGCTGACCAAGGATCAAGTTCGCGTGGAAGTGGTTCGGTCGGTGGAAGACAACGACACCTACCTGCTGCGTCTGATGCAGTAACGGCATACATGGGGGAGCTTCGGCTCCCCCATGTGCCTTTTCTTTTTTGTTAAGAGGATACACCAATGGTACTGCGTTTTGGCCCCGAGATTATTGCGGCGCTTGAAAGTGTTGACACCGAAGTCGACGGAAACATGAAACTGGAAATGGAATACGAGATCTACGGCAAGCTGGTCGAACCCAGTGAACTGGAGAAGGCCGATCGCAAAGAACAACAAGAGCAGTGGGGCATTCCAGTCAACCGAACGGAAAAGAACGCAGGCGATGGTAACATCCGCGTGCGGTGTTACAACGATGGCGAACGCTACATCCTGACCTCCAAAGTCAAATCCAGTAAGGGTAACTTTGAAGTGGAACTGGAAAGCACCGCCGATCAGTTCAAGCAATTCAAGATGCTGGCAGACACCGGCCTGAAGAAGACCCGCTACTATTTCGATATCCCGGACAGCAACATGGTCTACGAGGTGGACGTGTTCACCGTAGCCGGCGGCGAGCAGTCGCCGTGGGTGAAGATCGATCTGGAAGTGCCGAAGGGTTTCAACATCGATGACCTGCCCGACCTGCCCCTTCAACTGGACTCGATCCGTGTCATTGCGCCGGGCCGTAAGAAGGACGAAGACCGGGCCTTTGTCTCCGAACTGTTCGAGACCTTCAACCTACCCAATGAATACCTCTCCGACATCACGGCATAAAGAACATACAGGGAGGGCCGAAGCCCTCCCTGTATGCCGTCTCAACGATTTACATTGTGACAAACACCTTGATCACTTCCACCAGTCCGGAGACCAGCGAACTAATGACCCCAGCGTCCACCTCACCCTGACCTTCTTTACGGGTCACCATGGTCCATGCCAGCAGCGCCGTGATGATAAGCAGGCCCACCGATAGGGCGATGGCTACCGACCCTTTGGGGTCCTTTGCCGGCGCTTCCTCGGTGGGTGTTTCCGCATGCGACACAAGGTGGATTTCGATAGACTCCACCATATCGCGTCGATCAGAAGCCAAGGTTGCCAGTGCCGCATCCACGTCCTCCCCGGTAGAGTCGAGGGTGATTCGGTGCAGCGGAGCCACAAACACGTTAACCGCAGACGCAACTTCATCACCCCACGGAAACGACCGAAGGGTACTTCCTCGAACAACAGGCAAGATATCCTTGATACGCATGATGTTTACCGGCGATGCATTTCGTTTAGTATTTTCCGAGCTTTCCAATACGCCACGGCAATGCTGTCGATGCAGTGTTCATCCAGCGCCCGAGGATCAACCCCCGGCGCATAATCAACATCTTTCAGCGCCAGCACTGCGTCACGCACGGGTTCTTTGCCCTTGGTAAAGCTCTTTGCCCCGACTGCCTTCTTGGCAGCCATGGGTGCAGCTAGGTCAAAGTCCATCAGCTCGTAGTAGTCCATGGCGGTTTCGCGGAGGACCATCATTGCCTCGCGCAGGGTGGCAAAGGACTCCGGCCGGATATGCATAAAAGGCGATTCAACCACCACTGTGTGTGGATTGTACTCCTCCAGTATCTCCCGCATAAAGCCCCGGATCACCCGGAAACGAGCAAACCGATCCCCGTGAAGATCCGCCACAGTTTGCCATCGTGTCATCGACCGAGCAGCGGTACAGGTTTCACTATAGAGTACCAGTAACCGACCGGACTTCAAGTCTAGGTCGGATACCGAAAACCCCACGGTGTTTGTACCGTTGTCAATGGATAACATACGATACGTATACCCATCCATGGGGATTGTGATCACCTACTTACCCCGAGACAGCGCCAGAGGCCATCGATACGGCCCCTAGAAGCGGCTCTACGGCACCTACTTCGGACATGTAGGTAAAGCCTTGGCTGTGGAAGATCATCTCGTAGTGGACCGGGATGAAGGCAGCTACTTGACAGCTCAGTACTTCACGGTAGTTGAACTGACCCGACTGACCCTGTGCCGCCACGGTACGATCCACCCCGGTGCACAGACCGATCTCAGAGATCACGGCGTAGGATTCATCCCCATAGAGGATGTTGGCGACGTTCAGCAGTTCCTGCACATCGAACTCGTCGAAGACGATGGTGATGGTGGCACTGGAGGACAGGTATTCGCCACTGGTGGTCACAGTGCCGACGTTGCTGATCGACGGAGCGATCGGCGACAGGTTGGCCGAGGTCGGGATGTATTCGGTGACGGTACGCACGCCGTCGGCCACTTGTGTGCGCTTGAGGTGCACACTGGTTTCACCCAAGTCCAACCGCTTGAGGTAGTAGGCGATGTACGTGCGTCCTTCGACCGACACTTCCTTGCGCAGGGCGTACTTGTCACGGGTGGCCGGAGGTAGGTCGTTGGTTGGGTCCCGCAGCACGAATGGCAGGTGACTGTACAGTGCAGCGTGGTCGGCTTGGTGATCGATCGGGGTGATCTTCGGGAAGCCCTGTGCACCGATCTGCACCTTGTGGCCACCGTTACCGATAGTCCAATATCCGAGGGACGGCATTTCACCAGTGTTCAGGGTCACGTTCTTCTGCACATCGAACTTCTCGTTCAGTGTGGTGTGTTCCTGCGCCACGAAGGGTTTCTTCAGGTGTGCACAGGTTTGCAGGAAGGTGCCCCAGAGAGTGGGAACGATGGTTCTCATGGTAAGTCCTTAAAAGTCGTAGATTTCACGGTCGATGCGAAAGTTGTCCACGGATTTGGGATTCGGGTCGTGATAACCCAGTGCCATAACCCCATAGAGGTTCTCGCAGAAATTGCTCAGGCGAAGGATCAATACATGGGAGTGCTCCGCCCGTCCGGTGTACCATTGGCCGCGATTGCGTCCGTGGTAAAGCACTTGGGCACCATAGAGGTTGAAGCGTTCCTTGCGATCCACACAAACCCACTTGTCTTTGGTGATACGGGACATTTCGTCCAGCAGTTCATCCTCCAGCAACAGGCGGTGTTCGGCGTAATACCGTTTCAACCACTTGCCGTACTTCAACTCGGCGTCACACTGATCCAAGAGGAACGTGATGGGCACCTTGCTGTGCGGGTGTCCGACCAAGAACCTAGACAGGTCCAAGTGCCAGTCGATGGAACGGTCCATCAGTTCTTGCACCGGGTGAATACGGATCTCGACGCTGCCTTTCCATAGCAACGATTTCTCGTTCATGGTCAGTCGCCAGATTTGTGCCGGTGGCGGGAGTGCTTCATCGTCCCATTCCATCTCGAACTCTTCGTCGTCCGGGTAGAACCCATTAAGGTCCTCGCGGGTGAACAACGTGCCCAGTGGGATGGGAGTCTCCGGATCGATCCGTTCAACCTCAACCCGGTCGGGGTGAAAGACCATCCCGTGTTGCCGAAACAGAGCTTTGAGGATCTTTTCCTTATCAGGCTTATCAACATCGACAACGATTGGGTAGTTGGCAAGGATCTCCTCTAGACCGATTCGTCTGACTTTGACCGACGCATGGTCCTTAGGGAGCATCAGTCCTTTTACCGATAAGCGAATGCTAACCAGATCAGAGTTGCGGACGTTTACCGGTTCGTGAAATCGGATTTGCTCAATCGTGTAACGAGTTTTGTTTTGCCGGTTCAGAATGGTGAGCAGGACAGCTTCTTCACTGCGTCTGAACCGGAGGGCAGGTGAACTGCCAGCGGGTATGACTTTATTCATCGAGCACCCGGTGTCCGGTTAAGGTAAGGTTGAAGCTGCCCACCCAGCGCAGCGACTGAGGGGCGGCGGTGAGTGTGTAACGGTTGCCGTCACGCGCTGTGATGCGGAACTCGTGTTCGTCAACCATCAGTTTGGCAACCTCTTTGAGGTGTGCAAAGATGTCCCGAGTGGATGCCGGAGCATCCATGTCGACCTTGAAGTCGGCACCGAAGAAGCGTGCCGCATCCAGTCGTCTGATCTGGATGCGATTCTGTCCGGTGTAGGCCACTTTGACATTCGGGTCTTGAGGGCTGAAGGTAACGAGTCCTACCTCCGCCAGCCCGTCGCCCTTATCGACCACGTCACTGACGGTGACGTGGTTGGGATTCAGGTGCAAGCCGTAGGTTTGGTTGACCATGATCAGCAAGGCGTGTAACGGGGGTCGGTTCAGCAACCGTACCATGTCCAAAGCCATGTGTTACTCCTCAAATATAACCTTCAGGGAAGCGACGATAACGGACCGTGACAAAACCATTGAGATATAACGATGACGGGTCGGCCTTCACGGTGACCACATGCTCTTCGCGCATCCCAATGCTCGGTAGCGGTTCGTTAAGAATATCGCCAAGTTCGAGATTTAACCCATATTGATCAATTACAAGCTGCATTAAATCACGAGAAGTTTGAACCGTATCGTCTATGATTAACGGTGAGCGGTAATCAAAGACTTCACCCAGATCAAGTCGATTATAATGAAGGGTAACAGAATCCTTCCATGGCGATCCCGCAGCCGGGTATACATCGACCACGGTATTGAACTCGGTGTTCGTTTGCGAACGTGGATTGATCAAGTCCACCTCATTTACCGGCAAGCCCTTCAACAACGTGAATTGGTTCAACGACTCCACCGATTGGACAATGGTCCGTTTGGCATCGGTACGACCGATGCCACGCAACGGGAATTTCAAACCGGGGAGTTTGGTTTCCCGAATCCGTTCACTCAGGCTCTTCACCAGCTGACGCAGGTTGAGTTCGGCACTGCCAACCCATCGGTAGCTGTCCGACGAGGCGGTCAAGTTCACCTGCCCGGCTTCACTGCGTTCCACCATCCGATCGGGGAACTCGACTTCTCGCCACCCGATCCCCAGCTTGGTAAACAGCAACCGGAGGATCTGGTGCAAGGTCATCGGAAAATCCAGTTCCAGATCCAATTGCAAGCTGCTGATGAAGTCGTGCAGGTTGTAGCGCTTATAAAGGAATGGAACTGTCCCGCTGTGATGCCATTGACCCACCGGCGTGCGACCTTTATGCAGCGTAAGGGGCACCGTAGTATCCCCGTCACTGCCGCCTTGCGGCGCACCGAGGTCAAGCCAGCGGGCTGAGATCGGGTCTTTCAACTGCTCTTGGATCAGGGTCCGTAATGCACGTTCGTCATCGAGGGCCAACAAAGAGAGAACATCAGCCATGGCTAACCCTTATTGCGTGAGACGGTACCGGAAGACCCGATAATCATCTTCGGTTAAGGCCGGTGCGGCCGTTTGAGTGGAATGGAATTGTGCAACCAGTGGCGTATCAGCCGGTACATGGTACCCAACCTCGCCCAGTTGCAGAGTCGACAGGTCAACTACGGGCTCTACCTGCTCCACATGGGTCAGCTGATGTCGCCAGCCTTTCATCAGCTGATACGACTTGGCTTTGAACGTGTGCTCCAGTCCGATCTGGTAACGATCACGCCGGTACACCTCGCTATGCCACCACGTACTTTCGTGACGGACCAAGGCGTATTCGCCGACGTCCCTCACCCCACTGAGGTCGATCCACGGTCTAACCAAGCTATGCTCGACGTAGACCAAGTCACGGCTGGTTTCTGAGGAATCGCCGTAGCGCAGATGACCGCGTTCGATCACCGAGATCTGACTGTCGACTACCCGTGAGACATACTGAACGTTATAGCTGCTCAGCTGCTCCATGATCTTCACCATGGCGGTGTGAATCTCACGTACCGATTTGTCATCCGACAGTGTGGACCCCGTGGCCAGGCTCAACACCGTGGCGGCGAACGCATCCAGTTCCATCGGTGTAGCGTCGGCAAACTTGAAACCTTTCTCTTCCAGCCAAGTGCTGTAAGGCACTGTCTCGTTGACCGTGATCCCAAAGTGCATGTAGAAGCGATCCACCATCTGCAACACTTCGGCGCGGGTGTTCAGGTGCATCTGCAAGACAGCCAGTTGACGATGGTTTTCCATCTGTCGCTTGATGGCTACGCAGGCTTCCCGGAACGACTCCACCGAGATGTAGTTTTCCACATCCCCTGCCATGTCCAGTGCTTCGCGGATGAATTCATCGTCCACGTACTGATAACTGGCTACCGAGCGCAACTCTTCAGCACTCGGCTGCGGGATACGGACCACGTTCTTGCATTCAAAGACGGGCAGGGTTTCCAGTTCCACCCCACGGGCTTTGTTGTAAAGGTAGAGGTAGAGGTACCATGCATCCTTGGCAGACATCACCAACGTCTCATTGCTGGTGGGGTTGATCGTGGTGAGCATGGTGTTGTAGTAACCGATGTGACTGAAGTATGCCCAGTGATTGAGCACCACATCCGCCAGATCCACCCCATCGGAGTTTGACGTGTCAACAAAGCTGCTTTCCAACACCTTGGTCTTCATGGTATCCAGCAGCGAACGGTTCGCCCGACGTTCCATGTCGATCAGGTCACCACGTTCGTTACTGGCGTTCCCCTTGGCCCGCCCACGGGTCAGGGCGAAGATCTCCTCGGTAGTGAGGATATCCTTGCCGATGTCCATGGGCAGACCATTGAGTTCCTTGCGCTGGAACTGCACAACGCCCCGCAACCGCTCGCTCAACTCCTCGATGTTCTTTTGCAGCTCGTAACTACCCAGCGGGAACAGGCGGTCGGTGAGGACTTTCTGTGTCAGCAACTTAAAGGTAGATGTCTTACCGCAATTGAGGTTCAGCCAGAGAATGTTCCGGTAAAAGAACAAACGCTGCGCGTGGGTCATGTAATCGAAGTAGTCACCAAGGTTACCGAAGCTCGACAGGTACTGCCGCATGTGGAAGGTGTGGGCGTACTCGGTCTTGCAGTTCTTCAGCCGCAGGTTGAGGATGGTCTTCGGCAGATGGGAACTGATCACCGCAATCTGAGCAGCGGAGAAGTATTCCTCGCCGAAGTGGTAGTCCGGTACGTTCCACCGATCATAGGCTGCGTAAATCCACCGTTGCAAATCGTCGATCAGCGTAACCTCATGGTCCTCTACTAAATTTTCATCGTAATAGAGGATAGTATGGTCACTGGCAGCAATTGCCTTTTCCATATCCACGGGGTTTAATATCCCGTCGATCAAACGAACCTGTTTTGGGTATTTTGCAACCAATTCTTTGTAGTAACGAGTCCCGTACGAATATGCCCGTTTTGTTCCACGGTGCAGTCGGAGTGTCTCCTTGGTAAAGGGGATCTCCTCCATGGTGTCCATGGAGACCACGGTCATCGGGAAATCGTACCGGTGGTACTCGCCCGCCAAATTGAGGTAATAGCGCCAAGTTCGAGGATCGGTTTCCGAGACAGTGTAACCGAGTAGCTCCAGATAACTGTTATTGGCTTCGGCGGTGGCCTCGCTTTTGATGACCATCGTACTGCTTAGGGAGAAGATCCCTTTAATGTATTGGTCGTAATAGACATTGGTCATATAGCCCCCGCTATTTCGGAGAGTGAAATGAGTAGTGGTGATGAAAAACAGTTCCCGCGAATCCCTACCGTCAGGAATCTGACACCCGAGGATCGACAGGTCATCAATAAGCTGGTGCCTGACAATCCGGTCAAAGGTGGATTGGTCGGAAAAAATAAAGAGTTGAATATTCCTGACCTCGGTCTGTTTAACCGCATCGCCGCGAAAACGGCGCGTGGTGTGACCGATGCCAAGAACCTGTTCCAGGTACTGCCCGACATGGATTTGGCCCGCCAAATTCTGGTCAGTGCCATCCTGTCACCCACTGAGTTGACCGGGTCAACCCTGCTGTATTCGGTGGCGGATGTCGGTCTCGATTCGAACTTGACTGGCCCCATGTTGAGGGTAGTCAAGAACTACTTTGAGACAGTCTATAGGATTAACAAGCTATTGCCCGAAATTCTGAGCGATGCGCTCTTTATGAAGGGCTCCTACCCGATGCTCATCCTGCCGGAATCGACCATCGACCACACGATCAACTCCAACGGTCGGGTGTCGCTGGAATCGCTGAACGGTGAGGTTATGGCTGATGGGTGGTACCGTCCACTGGGTCTGCTGGCCTCCAATGAAGCCATGGAGAGCAGGGGCGACACCAGCTTCTCGTTCGAGTCGTTGCTCTCGCCCTTGAGCATCAATCCTCGCCAGAGCAAAGACAGTTACCGCACCGAGAAAAAGCTGGAGTTCAAGATCGGCGAGCACAAGATTGAGAAGAATGTGGGTTACTACGTCACTGACAACCCTGACGTGCTGAAGAACCCGATCCTGCTCGACAAGCTGCGCAAGCAACGCATCACCGATGTGTTCGGCATGCGTGCCAAGGCCACGATGGAATCGGCTTCAGGGCAGAAGGTGAGTTTGTCGGACGTTCACAACACGTTCTTCAAGCGTCGTCAGTACGCCCAAGTGCCCCTGACCGCGCTGACCACCCCGTCTCAGTTGAATAAGGACAGTGTCGGTCATCCGTTGGTCATGCATCTGCCGGCTGAAGCGGTGATTCCGGTGCACATCCCCGGTAACGTGCGTCAACACATCGGCTACTATGTGCTCTTGGACATCAACGGTAACCCGGTGGTGCTCTCCCAAAGCGACGATTACTACGCCGATATCCGCAGTTCGATGACGGGTAACCCGGACATGGCCTCGCACCTGATGCAAATGGCCAACCGGGGTCTGAACGGTCGCGATGTCTGGAACGACAACGAGATCAACGAACTGACCCGCCAGTACGGCCAGATCGTGGAACAGGACCTGCTCAAGCGCCTCAGGGTCGGCTTAGCCGGCGGTGAGTACGAGCTGGGTAACCGGGAGGAGATCTCCCGCCTGATGCTCTCGCGTGCCTTAGCTGAAAAGCACACGATGTTCTTGTTCGTCCCCGCAGAACTGATGACCTATATCACATTCGACTACAACGAATTCGGGGTCGGTAGGTCGATGCTGGAAGACGGCAAGATCCTCGCGTCGCTGCGTTCGGTTCTGATGTTTGCGTCGATCATGGCAGCTACACGCAATGCCACCGATTCGCAGATCATCAACATCAACGTACCGGAAGGTGACCAAGATCCATACAGTACGGTTGAGTCCATGCTCAACATGTACGCACGGGTCAACCGCGAGTCCTTCCCGGTTGGTGACACCAATCCGGCAGATCTGATCAGCCACCTGCAAAACGCAGGCCGTACCGTGAAGATCACCGGCAACCCCGCGTTCCCGGAAGTGGACTTCTCGGTGGAATCCCGTGGGGAAACCCATCGGGTGGTGGACACCGATCTGGACGAGATGCTGCGTAAGCGCCACATCCAGATGTTTGGTCTGACCCCGGAAACCATGGAAGCCGCAGCAGGCGCTGACTTCGCCACACAGGTCGTGAACAACAACCTGATGCTGCTCAAACGGGTCATCCAGATGCAGGACGATTTCAAGCCGTTCATGGAAGACTTCCACCGCACCTACATCCTCAACTCGGGGGCGTTGATGGCGGAACTTCTGGAGATTGTCACCAATAACGAGAAGCACCTAGAGGAAGAGGAACACAAGGCCGATCCGAAGAAGTTCGTTCAAGACTTCATCGCTGCCTTAGAGGTGGACCTACCGTCGCCCTCGACCGACCGTTTGACCGAACAGATGCAAGCGTACGATGCGTACACGGATGCCATCACCAAAGCCCTCGATGCGTTTGTGATCGAGGAGATGTTCGACTCTACCGCAGCCCAAAGCCTGCACGAGTCGATCGGTTCGGTGAAGGCTGCGCTGATCGCCAAGTACCAGCGTCAGTTCCTGCGTGAGAACGGCATCCTGCCTGAGCTGGATGTCTTCAACACGGTGGACGAAGATGACTCGCCGACCTTGAACCTCATGGAAGAGATGGACGATCACGTCAACGGTGTACTCAAATCGATCGAAGAGTACATGAAGAAAGTCCACAAGGCAGCTATCGCCCGTAAGAAACGCCTCGACAAGGAAAACACCAAGTACGACGACGCCATGAACGACAGTGGCGATGACGAAGACGCTGACGGTATGGATGCCGGAGGTGACGAAGGTGCCGGCGAGGGCGATGATCTCGGCGATGGTGAAGGCGATGACATGGGTCTCGACGACGACGCAGGCGAGGATGGTTCCACCGGTGATGATGACCTGAATCTCGATGAGGATGACGTCGGTGGCGAAGGTGATGACGAGGATACCAGTGGTGACGATCTGTCAGACGCCGATGCAAGTGATGACAGTGAACCTGTCGATGCCGGCGGTGACGACCTTGACCTTGGTGATGTCGAACCAGCGGCTGACACCGCTACCGACACTTCGGAGCCGGAGACCGCGCCTGAAATGGACGAACCCGAGGTAGTAGAGGAAGAGCCCGAATCTGAACCCGAAGAGGTAGAGGAAGAAACTCCTGAAGAGGAGGAAGAACCCGCCCCAACGGATGAGGAAGAAGCGAAACCCGAAGACACCGGTGAAGAGCAGGAAGACAACGACAAGGAAAAGGAAGCCGCCGCGAAGGAGCGTGAACAGGCTGAAGCTGAAGAGCAGAAGGCCAAGGACGAACGCGCCCAGCAGCGGGAAGAACGTCGCAAGGAAATAGAGGAAGAAGAAGCCGCCAAGGAAGAGCGGAAAGCCGAGCGCGAAAAGAAACGCGCTGAGAAGGAAGCCGAGGAAGAAAAGAAGCAAAAGGAAAAGGAAAAGGCTGAGAAGGAAAAACGCTTCGCCGAGCGACGCGGTGAGGTGGACGACGAGTAACGACATATCGGGGGAGCGATCGCTCCCCCTTTATGTTGTCCACTGAAAAATATTTCAGACATACATCATTCCAACGATGCGCAGCATCAAAATCTATGTTATCAAAATAACCTTGTGGAGTTATTGTCATGAATGCTTTTACTCAGTATGGCAACTTCGTCTTCAATGAATACATTGGGGGCGATTATGCTCACGAAACCGGTTCGGTTCCTGTTTTCATCAAGTACACCTTGAGTGACGAATTGACAGCTACGAAGACTACCATCTATAAGGGGCTCGAATACTCCAAGGAAAACGTCGAGTTTATCCGTGAGGGTATCGACGGTGAAAAGAACCACATCTTCTCCGTGGCGCTGGTTCGCCACGGGCATCCGGGCAAATGCGGATATTACCCCTTGGCACTGCTGTTCGCCACGAAGGAAAAGCGCCGGGATGTGGCCAGTAACCTGAACCGTACGCCACCCAGTGAAGAATGGGTGGCCAGTAAGCGCAAGCAAGTCGAAGACTACTACGGTCTGAGGTCCAAATAACCAAATAATAAATACAAGAAAAGGAAGTTGAAATGAAAGTCGAATACACAGCTGAAGAAACCACCGGCGATCTGAAAGACAAGGGTGTGAAGTTCTTCCTGCTCAACTACATCCATGACGGAAATCGGAAACGCGCTGTCTGGCAGCGCGCATTGTACCCGAACTCGCAACCGGCCACCCGCGAGGACATCCTCAAGGATACGTGGTATTTCTGCGAGCAGACCGGAGGGTACTATCGTTCTGATAGCTTCGCTAGTATCTTCCCTCAGTATGAGGGTCAGTTTGAACAAGATCTTGCCAACCACCTGCAAGGACGCCGTTAACCATGACGTTTCGCATCACCCAAGCGCAATACAACACCCTCAAGAAACGCTGGAAGAACGTCCGCACCAAATCCCCTGAAGTCCTTGACGAAGGGAGTCATGAAATCCTGGATGCGTTTAATAGCATCCCTGGTCTGGTGACGGTTTGGTCATGTGTTGGCCATACCGAGGATGAGGATCAACCTCACTATATTCTCTGTGCCCTGACCGCTGAGGCGGTTAAGACCATCGAGAATATCTTCGAGTCTTTGATCATTGCGGTAAAGAAGCGTTGGGACGAGCCCGAGTTCGATTACCATCACTTCGAGCTGCTGTTGAACTTCCTGCACTGGGGATTCGATAACATTCACGAACAGGAGGGCAAACCGTACCCTGTCTACATCCTTCGATATCGAGGGCGTTTGCGTAACTACCTGAAGTTTAACGAGTACCTTCTCAAAGCAATCAAGGAATGGCAATGATGAGCATCAAACTCTTAGCCGATATGATGACCCGTCGAACCTTACTGCTGGGTGAGTGCGACAAGCTCAAGGAGAAATACCTTGAGCTGAAGCATCCTACCGAGGAGTTCGTTAACGAAATGCAAGAGAACAAGTGGCTGATGCTAAGCGATGCCGAGGAGTTCGGAGCGGTCATGGTCTATCAGAAAGAAGACTGTGTCATTACGGCCATTGGCCGGTACGCCCCCGATCACGGCTATCGCCTGAAGCATCTACTGGTAGGCTTCATCAATGACTGACGGCATACAGGGGGAGCTTCGGCTCCCCCTGTATGCTTTCTTTTTTGTTTACTTGACGTTTCCAGGTTTCAGACCTTCGGTCAGCAATCCATTGACCTTGACCAAGCATTCCGCGCGGGTGATCGCACCATCTTTGTTGACATCCAGTCCGATGTTCTGTCGGTAGGTGGTCGGCCGACTGGACGCATCCCACAGGACGTAACTGTCCGGCTTACCGATGGCCGCCGGCCAGAGGATTGCCATGTACAGGTCGCCCAGGTTCTTCAGACGGCCCTTGTAGGGCTGAAAGTACTTGTGGACGTAGTCCAGTTGGTCTTCGGCTGTCATCGCAGCCAGCGCCGTTGTAGTGGTTCCTAGACCCCTTGCCGTGGCCGGCATGAATTGGATCAGTCCGACCGCGCCGGAACCTGCGCCGTTGTAAATCTTGGGCGAGAACGACCGCCCAGATTCCCACGCTATGCACGCCATCAGATCACTAGGATCGTTCAACCCGAGGTCTTCACAAATACGAACGACCTTATCGAGAAACACCGACGATACCTTGGCACCCCAAGCGATTGGTTTACGGCTCATAGTTCCTTTCACTTTGTCGATGCAAGCGGCCCATGCCGCCTGCGAATGTTTACCCCAGATTCCATCAACGACATCGGTATACAGGCCCAAGTCTTTCAGGTCCTGCTGTAAGCGCATGAGAGTTTCGTTCATATCCACCCACTACTGAAAGCGCTTGTGGCCTTCTTGGAGATAATGTTTGATAGCAACCGAGGGCATGCGCCAGCGGTCGATGAGTTCACTGTCAACCTCGATATATTCATCGCGGGTGTAGTTCTGACCACTTACGTATCGAGTCGGATTCGTAGGATCGATGTCATAACCACGATAGACCAACTTGCTGCTGGAAACAATGACCGGCAGTCCTTCAAACGAGCGTGCCTCCAAACGGAAACGCAAAGAGTCGACGGCTACCAGTTGTTCCATATCTCGCACAGTGACATTCAGAGCCTCTTCGGCGCGAAATACAGCTTTTTCCGGAACGATCCAACCAAGTTTCGATTGGTCACTACTCTTTATCCGATTGAGGAAATCGATGATGCAGTGGTGCTCGATCTGATCCAGTGTAGCGGGCTCTCCTTTAATCTTGAATGAGAACATCGTCCATCGGGTAAATGGATCTTTATACGTTTCAGCTGCGGCGTATTCGTCTGCAGTTGAAGGTTTTTCTGGCCACGTATATACTCGATAACAGATCAGGTGGTAGGGAATTTCTGGTCCAGTTAACAGTTGTATTGATGCAATTCGTGCAAACTTGTCACTACCGTCTGAATGAATGATCCTGAACAAACCTTTGTCATACTCGTCGTAAAATTCACTTTCCATGGAACACCTTTACATTTTGGCGACATAGTAGCGTCGGGACTTCCCGACGCTACTATGTCGTTGCTTATTGCAAGCTAGGCCATTCCACCTGGAAGGGGAATGTCTCTTGTTTGGTGATGTCAAGTAGCGCTTGACGATAAGTCCTGAGCTTAGTCTTGTCTTCGTCAGACATAGACTCCCAGCGCAGTGGATTGGTGACGATTCGATCGAGTTCTTGTAGACGAATGTTCCGCAGTTCTCGAATGTCTTCGGCCAGCATCTCGTTATATTGCGCATCCGTTATTTTACCGGTATCGCGAAGATACTTCAAGCTACCGGTATTAACGGTCTTTTTCTCATCGTCGAGGTATTCGTGAGGCTGGAGTGAACGTAGCCCAGCGACAACTTGTTCGTACGGGGTCTTGTCACGAATCACGTCGCCGTCAAGGATTTGATGGGGCGCGATTTCGATCAAACCTTCCTCGACGAGTTCTTTCGAACTTTTCCGTTTTCCATTGGTGTGGAAATGTCGAAAATCGTCGCCGTCTTGAATAGGATCAAATCCGCGCACCGCCACCCATTCGGGACCAAGGTCTCTGCGATCCGTATCAATAATACAGACCACCTTGTTTTCAATTACTTGTGCGAACTCCATAATTCACCTTATGAGATTTTAACCCAAATGCGCCACGTGCGGTTACGAGGGCGGTATTCATTTGCAGCATTGCTCACATTAATGCCGACGAGAGAACCCCAGCTGTCGCCCGCACCGCTTTTTACGCTAGCCGACCAATTGCCATCATCTCGGAAATTGCCTCCAGAAATGGAGCCGTAACCGCGATCGAATGACCGGAACCAACCATTGATAGGTCGTCCGCCATCTTCCTGAATGCCCGCGCCGAAACCATTAGCGTTGCCACCTTCGGTACGGAAGAATATACCCTCCGTATTGAAGATAAGTTGCCAAGTGCCACCGAATAGATCGGATGGGGATGTACGTCCGGGAAACTGGATATAAACATAACCGACTGGAAGGTTGATCTTCGCATTAGCGAAAAATTCAGCGACGCGAAGCGGCGTCATGTAGCGGTTGTTCACCGTACCTGCTCGGGCCTCAACCTGAGTTGCAATCGGGTAATTCTCAACCGATCCCAGACCCACTTGGGCTTTGGTCACGCCATGTGGGTTGGTTTTGTTGTTAATGTGAGTATTCAGTGGCGTGAGAGCCAAGTGCTGAATGGCCTGATACGTCCGCAACGGGGTCATGTACTTGGTGTTAACCGAGGTAGCCCCCGCCTTGGCTTCTGCTTCAGTAGCCAGTGCCAAGTTCTCAACCGATCCCAGACCCACTTGGGCTTTGGTCACCTGGTGAGGATTGCTCTTGTCATTCAGGTGCGCGTTCAACTTGTTGCCGGCAAACTCCGCAATAGCTTCCTTGGTGCGCAGAGGGGTCATGTAACGGTTGGTTGCCGTACCGGCCAAGCCCTCGTTAATCGATGCCGGTGGGTAGTTTTCCACACTGCCCAGACCGACTTGCGCCTTAGTGACCCCGTGTGGGTTAGCCTTATCGTTTTTATGGCCATTCAGTGCAGCGATTGCAATCGCTTCGATCGCTTGTTTGGTCCGCAACGGGGTCATGTACTTGAGATTGCTAGTACCTGCCGTTGCTTCTGCATCTGTCGAAATACCGTAGTTTTCAACTGACCCGAGTCCAACTTGCGCCTTGGTGACCGCATGCGGATTGCTCTTGTTGGAAGTGTGAACATTGAGCAGTTCGCTGGCGATCCGGTTAGACAGTTCAGCGACACGAAGCGGCGTCATGTAGCGGTTGTTCACCGTGCCAGCCAGCGCTTCGGTCGAAGAGGCGGGTGGATAGTTCTCAACGAAACCGAGTCCGACCTGCGTCTTCGTCACTTGGTGCGGGTTAGCTTTATCATTTTCGTGACGATTAAACTCGTCCTTGAACGCGTCGACGTACGTCTGCATCTGGGTATTCAAATAGATGAACTGCTGGCGCAACTCATCGTGACTCGCCGCATCACCGGTCAAAATGCTATCACGGATACCTTCCAGTTGATAACCGATGTATTCCCAACCGTACGTATCGCCAAGGTCGTGTAGGTGAGGGGTCGGTGTGAAGGTATTCGGTGTACCGATGATGTCACCCCAGTTGACCGGACGTTCGTCAAGGTTCAGCTGATCGATCATCTCGCGGATGGCGTACACCGCCCACGAGAACTCTCCGCCTACCGCACGATAGGTCACGAGGATGTCTGTCGAGACATTCAGGTCGTCGACGTAGATGACAGCCGAGACATCCTGTCCCGAACGAAGAGATGCTTCCTGGTAAGGTTGAAGGATCTTGTAGTTCTGCATGGGTTGCAGAATACGGCCCGTATGGGCTTCCTTGATGATAACGCTTTCGGTGAAGAACGGGCCAGCATTGGTGACGATGCAACGGTCCTTGTCAACACCCAAGGTGTGGGGTTCGTCAACTACCAAGTTGCTGGGGTTCGTCCCCATGAGATCAAGCGGGTACTTGATCAGCAAAGGTCTTGTGCTCATGTGTTACTCATCCATATTCAGTTGAAATGTTCAGGCTTGATCACAGTCGAGCCAATGCGGATAAGCTGCCTGATGTCAATGCTGGTAAAGACCGTTTCATTGGAAATCGCCGTGCCAAGAAAGAGTCGATCTTCGGTCTCTTCCAGCTCAGTTGTCGACGCGTGATAACCGAACGTACCGTTATCGTGCTCAAGGTAGATCAGTGTAGTGGAATTGGGCTCACAGCTGATAGACTGTTCTGGGATAAACTGCATCGACCAATTGGTCCAGATAACCGGTACGTGTGGCATGTTGAGATGCATGTTTCCGCCAACCACCGTCAAGTTACCTACACCCATGCCGAATTGTACCCAGGGCAGTCCGTGTGACGGATTGCCGGAATTTTCCAGCAAGGCATTGAACTCTGCCTTGCTATAGGTATCCAGTTGTGCCGCGGTTACCTGATGGGGGTTTTGTCCAGCGACCAAATGACCGGCGAGTAGTTGAAGTGCTTCGTCAATCCATTCGTCGAGGCTTTTGCCATCGAATAAAGAGGCGTCATTGCTTTGTTCAACCGTATCCGGTACAGTCTTGGTCAACTGCACCAGTTCAGTAAAAAATGCATCGAGCACTTCCAGCATCTCCAATGCATTTTCATTCTGTTCGTTCATGTTAACCTCACAGAGGAATCATGGTGAAGTTTCGAATAGGCGTGAGGACCAAGTTTTCAATACCTGCTTCTGTCACCGTGAAATTCCCGATCTCCATACCTTCACCGCTGTATGCTTCTGGGACGTCGACTATGTAACGGATATCGTCATTGTCAGAGTCTAGGTCGATGAAGATGGAAAACGTCTTACCGATTGCATCCGGTTCGCCGGTGTAATCAATCGACAATTCGGGTAGGTATTTGCCAACGCCGTACAGGTAACACGGTACGCCAGCCTCGATGGTCAGCGAGAAGTCGTTCGGGTACTGATGCGGGATGACTTCTTTGCCGTAATACACGACCATGATCATCCCGGTTAACGGAACAGCACCGTCGTCGACATTCGCTAACAGGGTATCTTGCTCTTCTGGGGTGTAGGCGTCCACAAGTGCCGGGGTGAGGTTATGTGGATTGCTACCGTTCGTTTCGATGTGTTCGACAACAGCGCCCAACGTCGATGAGGATAAAGCCGCCGCGTAGGTCTGGCCATTCAGGGACGTGCTGTTCTTCGCCGTCGGTACTGTTTCGAGCTGCTGCTTGATCTGAGGTCCGATGTTATCAATCATCAAATTTCGCATCGCGGCCAACAATGGGACAAGGTCACTCATGACTTACTCCAATTCCGAAATTCGTTGTCGACCCAGCAATCGGACCACTTCGGCGGTAGTCACAGCAGTGATCCCCATGTCATCTGTGGTTAACTGCCCTACGTAAATGTTTACAGCATCGTCGAGTATCGGCATTTCTGTGGCGTACAGATACGTCACATTGGTATTTTCATCCAGCGCCACCCCGAGGAACATCGTCCGACTGGCATGATTTTCCGGGTCAATCGGTACGACTTGTGGTGGCAAGGTATACGTGACCCCATCGAACACGACATTGTTACTGGACGAAAGCTGTAACGTCCAGTCAGTGTACGTCAATGTCAGCTTCGGAATCCACGTCACCGGGATGGGAAATGTATTCCCATTGCCGCCGCCGAGGCCGGACACCAATGCATCGATTTCGCTACGGGTTCGAAGACCCAGTCCAGCCGCTGTGTCATTGTGCGGGTTATCCGTATCGGTATTATGCGCGAGGATATCCGCCTGGAGGTCATTGAGAAATTCAACCGGGGTACGTCCATCAAACTTGAGGGCGTTTTGTGCATTTTCAGCAAACGCTACGCGATTGGCGGCGTGCTGCTTGAATGCTGTTAAATAGGCACTGACTTTTGTTTGTAGTTCAACCAACATCTGTTGTCTGGACATGAACGTATCCTTTTAAATCTGAATACAACTACCCCTAAAAGATGGAGGGTACGGATTTTAAAATCCGTACCCTCCATATCAGGAATTAAGCTGCCCGAGCGCTTCGGTGAAGATAGTCGTCAGTGACTGAACTATCGAATCGAGTTGCGCATTATCCACCAGATCTTCTACTGCGCTATCCAGCTGGACTTGACTGATCTTGTCCTCTAGAGCGCTATCCAGCTGGACTTGACTGATCTTGTCCTCTAGAGCGCTCGTCAGTTGCGACTGACTGACAAGATCTTGAACGGCGGTATCTACAACAGAAATCAACTCGGCGTAGGTATGGCCGTCCAGTCGAGTAGCGTTCGCTACATCCAACTGATTTTCGGTTTTACCATTAAGCAGAGCACTGTCCGCCGCTTTAGGTGGTGCTACATTGACAGCAATAGCATCGTCCGGTACAACGTTAACCGGCTCGACGAAAGGCTCATAGATGAGACTAATCGCTGGCGCTATTACATAACCGTCTTTACGATTACCTGCTGTCTTTAAGCCGAATACAAATTCCTGATTGCCATCTTGATCTGTCTCGATGTAGTACATCGGTACTACCGACGGATCGAGTAAATTGGTATCGACAGACGAATAGATATCTTTGACCTTAACGGCATCTGCCTGCATTTCAAAACTGAAAGTCAGTTCGAACTTATTGGACAAGGTTGCTGGCATTTGCTCAAAGCCGGCAACCGTGATGGACAGCGTACCGTAGTTGTAAAGATACGAGGAATCGGCCGAGTCGATCAAACGTACCTGGTAGCGGAACAGCTCCATATAGTTAATCGGTTCGTCTATAGTCTCCTCGTATGCGCGGATAATGACAACTGCTGATTGACTTGAGCCAATTTCCGAGATGATATCGCCGATAGATTTACCGCCCAAGCGATCAGCGTTTGCCACACTTAGCTGATTTTCAGCCTTGCCATCAAGAAGCCTTGAGTTGGCGGCGGTTTCCGACCGGCCAAGTTTTTCAGCTAAGTTCAACGCAAGGTCATTGATGGAGGATTGGATTGATACGAAACGCAGATCGATCGCTGGTTTATCGTAGGCACCCACCTGTTCAGCAGTGACCCTGTGAGGGTTATCCGTATCGCTAGCGTGAGCATTCATGCCGCCACCCAAAACTGCAATGGCTTGCTTGACGCGCAGTGGGGTCATGTATACGGCATTCGATGAACCACTTTCAGCTTCAGCCTGAGTGGCAACTGTATAGTTCTCGACATTGCCGAGTCCTACCTGCACCTTCGTCACTTGGTGTGGATTATCACGGCTTTCGATGTGGCTATCTACCGAACCACCCATCGCGTCAATCGCTTGACGTACCCGCAAGGGGGTCATGTAAGCCGTACTGGACGTACCCGAACGGGCCTCGTCTTCCGTGGCGATGGCAAAGTTCTCGACATTACCCAAACCCACTTGCGCCTTGGTGACCATGTGCGGGTTATTGCGGTCATCCAAGTGCACGTTGATACCAGTGGTGAACTGTGCAGTGATGGCTTCTTTAACGCGTAGCGCGGTCATGTAAACCGTGTTCGAGTTACCGTCTTCAGCTTGCTGTTTGGTAGCTACCGGATAATTCTCCAGTAGTTCCAAACCCACTTGCGTTTTGGTCACAACATGCGGGTTGTCGCGACGCCGTACGAACGCATCGAAGTCAGTGCGCACTTGTGCGGTGATCGCATCCTTGACTCGTTCGGCGGTCATGTAGACAGAACCCGACGTACCAGTTCGTGCCTGCTCCAGCGTAGCCACCGGGTAGTTTTCAAGGTTACCCAGGCCGACTTGCACTTTGGTGACTTCGTGCGGATTGGATTTATCGTTGCGGTGTACATCCAGTGCAGCGATTGCGATAGCCTCAATCGCTTGTTTGGTCCGCAGTGGGGTCATGTAGACCGCGTTAGAGGTTGCGTTCTGGGCTTCGCCTTGCGTGGCAATCGGATAGTTCATCACCAGACCAAGACCGACCTGTGCCTTCGTCACTTGGTGAGGGTTATTGATGTCCGCAATGTGCGTATTCAGACCGGCCGCACCCGATTGGTCGATCGAACCTTTGATGGTCCTTAGCACTTCGACGATGTCACTGGCACCATAGAAGTCGTCGATGTCGAATTCATGGTTGATCGGCGGGAACTGGTACGGTCGACTGACCACTTGCTCCCATGTGGTGACACGGGGATTGGTGGTATAGTTGGCCAGCAGTCGAGCGATGGTGGCTTCGTCAATGGTCCAATCGCCACCGATGGTCTGGTACTCCAACGACACTTGACCCGTCAGGGTATGGTCGTAGAAGGTGATCGAACCATAGATCGGCTGACCGATGCTGTGAGACGCCTCGTGGAAGAGGTGCGTGCAGGTGAAGTCAATGCCTTCCGTCAGCACTCGACCGGTGGTGATGTGACGCACCTTCATCGAACGACGAAAGTACGGCGCGCACTTCGGTACAATAAAAAAGAAATCGAGCATGGACGGCGCAAGGATCGTGTGCCGCTCATTCGTTATCTTGTTCGTTTCCGCCAACCCCGTAGGATCGAACGGATACAGGTACATTTGAGTACTCATGACAGACTCCTAGTGGGTGGAGGATGGTATGAAATCCTTTAAAAAAACTACTTGGCATAAGATTGCAGAGGACCTTCCATGTATGTCTTTCATCATGCCCTCGTTAAATTCAGAGGGTCGCGTGGGCGATTGATCGAACGAGATATTCGAGAAGAGCCCATTCATAACGTATTCGAACGATATAGTTCCGTGTATCTGGTACTGAGCCATCCCGTGCTGGAAGGTGAACAAGTACTGAATCTGATGGATGCACAGCTGCACCTGCAAAGCGCCGATTCCACTACCACGGTCGCTCAATGGCTCGCGGGGATCGGGAACACTTCGTTGCCCTTGTCAACCAAGCTGCCGCAGAGTGTGGTACGCACCGTCAAGTACGCCGAAGCGTTTCAGGCTGGGTACCGCATCGAACTCATCCACCGGATGGCCTCGGCAGAGACGCCTTACCCGGATGAAGAGTTAACGGATCTGCACCTGACCCGCAGCAATGTCGACTACGGTCAGTTCTATAAACACTGTCTGGTCACGGTCAATGGTTACGTTCACCGTACTGACTATAATGAACAGGGCATCTACGTTCGTGACGGTGGGTTGAATGTCCAGCACGCCAACGATCACCAGATCGGTTTGCTGAGCTTCGAAGAAATCGGCGAGTTGCAGTTCATCGACATCACCGAGGAGATGATCCACCCGAACACCATCGGCGGGGAACTCAAGGACGGCATCTGTATCAAACTGCCGGAGGCGATTGGTAACCGGATTCCGATGCTGGTACTGGGTGGATATCTGCATGTGGTCGACAAGGCGTACACGGTACGCAGTACCGATACGCTGAAGATCAATCCCACGCGTCTTTCACTGATGCACCGCTTCTTCGATTCGCGTAAATTCCTGAACCTCGACCATTTGCTGGAAGTGATCGACATCGGGCAATTCAACCCAACACATGTCGAAGTACCCGGCATGTACAGTGACGAGGCGCTAAAACGCTGGTTGACCCAGAGCACCAGTTTCGTTATCCTGGTCAATGCCAGTAACCTGTACGTAGAACCGCATAAGCTGGAATACGCCTACCTACCGGGTCGCTACATCTACCATCGTGTCCCCGAGTGGCCGTTGATGACTGATCGCGGTCGATTGCCCGCCTATGTAGCGATGAAGGAACACGATCGTTACAGCATCGCCATCACCGACAATGCCATCAACCACTACCGGTTCGAAACCTCGAACTGGCGAGACAACATCAGCATCGACGGCACCCGCGATTCGCTGAAACCCTTTACCTATTCGCCAGGCTTCTTGCTGGAGATTGGTACTGAAGTAGAGGAATAAGACAGCATAGAGAGGGAGGGAGCCTAGGCTCCCTCCCTCTCTATGCCTTAGTTCCGTTCTCGATGATCATGGTATTTTTATTCGTCTGACCATTGTAAATTCGAAATGGTATAGTTTACTGCCCAGAGGGTTTATAATGTTTGAGTTACTAAACGGGACTTTGCGTGATACCCCGGCTGATATTACGTCTGTTGAACTCATTGGCAGCACACCCGCTACCAGTTTGAGCGGAATATCCGTTATCCACGATGGGTACATGTATTTAATACCAGGTCGAAATCGTTCCGGAGTCGCCCAACGTGTGCTATACCGAATGGAGTTGACCACTTCTAAGATCGACACCTTGGCCGTTCCACCTTCGCCAGCCTTCACTGCGGTTGCACTGCACCACGAAGGATACATTTACATATCGGGCGGTACGCCGATAACCGGGTCAGATGCACCGTCTACAAACTTCACCCGTTACCACATCGAAACGAATACGTGGGAAACGTTACCATCGATGCCCGTCGCTAGGTCGAAGCATGCAATTGCTGTATATGGCGGGAAAATTTATGTCGCGGGTGGTCTTGGTGTAACTACTGTCCATGTTTACAACCCTGTGTCTAGAACATGGTCTGCGTTTGACACAAGTGGTGTGAGTCACCCGTACGCGCAGTTATTGTTCGTTCAACTAGGCAAGTATGTTTATATGCTCGGTGGCTATCAGGCAGGGGCTGTGCCTGTTAATAAAGGTAGTCGTCTTGATCTTGAAACGGGTGAATGGGTCGATTACACATCGCAATTCGGATTTGTTAATGCAATGCGGTTAGGGGATCTTTTCCATTACCGAAACCTGTTTTACGCCATCCCCGGTCAATACAACAACGTCGTTTCTTCAAAAATCTTCAGGATTACCCTCGGTGGACTGAAGGGTGTCGTTGAGGAGATCGGAACGACGCCAACCGTACGATTCGGTGCCTGTTATGCCATGGATAAGAACGTGATATACGCTTATGGTGGATCGCCAACTGGAACCAGTTCATCTGGGACCGGTGACATCTATAAGTTCACTCTCGGGTAGTGGATAGGAGGCATAGAGAGGGAGGGAGCCTAGGCTCCCTCCCTCTCTATGCTATAGATAAATCATAATCAGGGGACCTCATGCTCGAATCTCTAATACAGGGCAGCGGGAAGACTAACACCGACAACAACCCTACCATCGCCATTGCTATCAAGGAAACGGTTAATTTAGGGACGCTACCGATATCGGCTTTTGGGTCGTCCATGGCGTACTTGGACGGGTATCTTTACATCCTTCCAGGGTGGACCGTTGGAGGTTCATTTAACTATCGCTTCTTCAGACGCCACCTTGAAACCGGCATAACCACAGAACTGGCCAGCTGTTTGGTGAACACGACAGCCCACACCCACCTTGCCGTGATGGACGGGAAAATCTATTTAACCGGCGGTGCGAATACAGGCTCCAACACCCCGACGCCAACCACCAGCGCTTGTCGGTACGATCCGTTTACTGATAAATGGACTAGCCTATCTCCCCTACCGAGACCGCGATTGAGACATACCGCATTTGAACGCAATGGAGAACTTTGGTTAGTTGGCGGCCGAAACGGTCATCAGTACATCGACAAATTCGATCCGGTAACTAACAGATGGGAAAGTGCCGAATTACTGTCACCACTTAAAAACGTCTACCAAGGCAACTTTGTGCGCCTCGGTGATAAACTTCTCGTCATGGGTGGCTATGCTACCAGCGGTTCGTCGATTGTCGAGGTTGCTACGGTGAATGAAGTTAACCTCGATACACTGGAAGTGGTCGATGTCTCGACGCGGTATGGGCTCCTATCCAGCCGTTCGGGGGTAGTGATCGGATTTGGTGAGAATATCTTCTTCCACCCTAGCGTGTACGGTGGAACGTATAACTCCAAAACCATGGCCATCGAGAATGGATCTCTTAAAACGATCAGTTCAACCATTCCGATTCATCATATGTCAGCTGGCTGTAAAGTTGACAAGAGTATCTACATCTTCGGTGGAAGCGCGACAGGAAGTTTTTCTGGCGCGCACAATCGACTGCTGGCCGTTCACTTGGAATAGCGGCATACAGGGGGAGGGTTTGAGCCCTCCCCCTGTATGTCGTCAGTCAACCAATTCCAATACCGGACGCCACCAGACGGTAGTACCACCATCACTTTTAGACAATCCGCCGTAATAGGTAAGTCCTTCCCGGCCACGGCGGATACAATTCGCCGTGTTACTGCCCCCGGTTTCTTGACACACGGTGCTGGCAATTTGAGATACCGATGTACCTGTCCCTACACCCAGTTGCGGATTACTGTAATTAGCGAAAATAGGACCGGTGTAATTAGCCGGTCTATCGCTACCGACGCTATACATCAACTCAT